CTCCCCCCTCTCCCCCCTCCGCTGTTCCTTCTGATTGAATCATGTCTTTTTCTTTTTCTCAAATCGCGAATCACATGTTTGCTTCCGGCTCCGCGATTCCGGCTTGCCTGGTAAGCCCACCCGGGGTAGCCAAACTTTTGAAAAAATTTTTTCTCCCTATAGGACCCACCACAAAATACCTATAACCCCTAAAAAAGGATGGTAATAATTACCAATTCTGGGAATTCACAAGTTAACTACTACGAAGAAATATGGAAATAAATGTCAGGCTTTCGCCTTCTAAGATATACGCAACTTTTGAGAGTTCCCCAAACACAAGTAATTGCAATGGGTTTCGGATTTACTTGAACAAGTCAATAGTATGAATCGTGGACTGGTTATTTAGCTGTTTTATGGAAGAATATGGTAGAAAAACAAGGGCCAAAAATGGAAATTATTTTCACCCTGAAAAGAAAAATTTTACAAAAAATTCACGTAAAAAGGAGTTTTACAGAGATGGGAACAAAACTCTACATTACCGATCCGGACACCGGAGAAATAATAGACGAAATGGCAGACGGAGACCGGATCATCCGGAAGAAATCATTGGAAGCCTGGGAAGGGATCAGGCGAAGAAAAGAGAAGATGCTGGAAAGGACGGACTTAATGGACATGAGGTACAAGGAATTCAACAGAATGAACACGGATGAGCTGAGAGCGCTGAACAAAGCGCGGAAGCTGACGCCGGACGAGAACGCATTGCTGTTCGCGGTAACGCCATTCATGGGAAACCGGTCCTGTGCGGTACTGAACAGAGACGGAGAGGAAGCGACGCTGGAAGATATTTGTGATATTTGCGGATTCAGCAGATCAAAGACATCGGTTCTTCTGAAGATGATGGTCAAGAAGCGACTGCTGGCGCGGACGGTATCAGGAAGAAGCGTGATTTACTTCATGAATCCGTGGATATGCACACGGGGAACATTGATCAACGCTACATTGTTGAAGATGTTTGGCAAGTATCCGGTGCTGAGTCGCGGCGGAAAGACGTGGGAAGAGTTAGTGAATGGCAAATAAATCCATGCTGAAAACAAATTGCGTATTCTTTAGGAAAGGAAAGGAGCAAATACGCGATGCAGGCAGGAAACATACAGAGTCAGATGAACCTGGCACAGCAGGAAGCGGCGGCGCTGCAGGCTGCGATACTGAATGAGCGGGAATACATACTGACAGAGATGGGAACCGAAGAGTTCATAGATAACTATGTCTGGATCGAGAACAAGGATAACCTGGGGGAACCGGTCATCCGGTTTGAGATGTGGGATTCACAGAGATCGGCGCTGCGGGAAATGGAAGAGAACCGGCTGAACATCGTGCTGAAAGCACGTCAGCTGGGCTTTACATGGCTGGTGCTGTCGCTGATCGTGTTTCAGACTATCAAGTATCCTGGTTATCGGGCCATCTGCATATCGGAGAATGAGGACAAGTCGAAGGAGCTGATCAATCGGTGTGAGCTGATTCTGTCGAAGATGCCGACCTGGCTGATCATCAACGAAGAGAAGTACCGGCAATTCCAGAAGGTAAACGGGCGCGGCTCCTATAAGGGCCTGTACTATGTGAAATCGGTCCATACGCTGCGTATTGTGCGCGGCGGGGAAGAACTGTCCACAATATCCGAGATCACAGCGGAACCGGCTACAGAGGGCGCAGGACGTTCCCTGACAGCGGATATGGTGTTCTTTGATGAGTGGGCGTTCCATCGTTTTGCGGAAGACATCTTCACAGCGGCGTATCCTACCATGGCGCGACCGACCAGTGGTAAATTCATTGGTCTGTCCACCAATAAGAGAGGATCCCTGTTCGAGGACATCTGGAAGCACGCGGAGCAAAGAAAGTTCCATACCATCTTCCGAGACTGTTTTGCGGATCCACGGCGGGATGAGAAGTGGTACGAAGAAACGGCGGCGGCCATGCACGGCACAATGCAGCAGGAATTTCCGCGAACAGAAGAGGAAGCACTGATCGCAGGCGCCAATGTTTCGTTTCCGGAGTTCTCCGAGTCTATACATGTATGCGAACCGTTTCCTATTCCGAGTCACTGGAAACGCTGGGGAAGCGTGGACAACGGCTACAATGACCCGTATGCCTGGTATAAGTACGCGGTGGACGAAGATGGAACCGTCTACGTGTATTATGAGCAGTCACGGTGGCGACAGGACCCGCAGATCATCTATTCCGAGCAGGCGCAGGAGTTTGCCAATTCTCTGTTGTATTTGAATGAGCAGGGCGAATATGAGATCGAGAAGCTGGATTACATTGTTGCCGGGCTGGATGCATGGCACGGTCATCACAGAGATACCAGCGGGAAAACATTGATCGACTATTACAGAGAAGGCGGCTTGAAAAACGTCGGCTTCATTATGGCAGTCACAGACCAGCGGCTGCGAAAAGCTACGCTGCATGAGTATTTGAAACCGTTTAAGGATGAGAATACCGGCAAGGTAACAGCGAAGCTGCAGATTTTCAGTACCTGTCAGTATCTGATCAACACATTGCCGCAGCTGGTCAATGATGACCGCAGACCGGAGATCGTAGCTGACTTGTCCGATATAAACAACCCATACGATTCACTGGGATATGGGTTAATATCCTACCACAAGAAAGCATCAAAACCGCAGGTGCAGGACAACCGGACAGATCATCAGAAGTACAAAGATAATCTATTGCAAGCACATAAACGCCGTAGGAGGTTTCACAGATGAGTTTAGTAAGAAAACTGGGAGTCATCACTGTATGTGACACATACATGTGTCGCAACATGGCAGAGTTTGAAGTAGGTCACGAAGTTATTCCGGCCATAGCCGTACACTTATGTCGTGACTGTATGGAACAGATCATCCAGGAAGCGAAGGAATTTTTTCCGGAAATGAAGCCGGAGCCGGAACCAGAGCCGGAGAAAGAACCGGAGCCGGAACCGGTACAGGAATACTACACATGCAAGTACTGTGGTCAGCAGTTCCTGAAGCCGACGGAACGCGGGAAGTATCAGCACCACGTAATGACATGCGCAAGGAGAGTGTAGTCATGAGCTATGACATCATAATAACCTGTATGGTGGCCGGGTTATGTGTGATTCTTATTGTTGCGTTGATCGCTATGGAGAACATGTTGGAGAAGTCAATGGAAGAAGAGCGCCGGTTATACCGGAGACTCATCAATGAGCTGCGTCCATCTACCATTCCGGAAGATGCGGAACACAGAAAGCTTTCCAATTCCAGACATGTATCCATGGCCGCCAAACAGACTGACGCAATGATTTATAAGGCGGGTGATGACGAATGACCGGAGCTGGAATATTACAGAAGGTCCGGGATGCGCTGACCGGATCCATGGAGAATGATACAGAAGTCAGCGAAGAATTACTGAATGATCAGGAGTATGAAGAACATATCCAACGGCGTTTTGAATTGGATGTCATAACCTACATCAAACGCGAATTCGAGAAACGGAAGACAGACCGACAAGAACAGGAATTGCAGTGGCGACTCAATATCAACTACTACAACGGGAACCAGTTCACGTATATTGATCCGGGTCTTGGAGATGTGCGGGAAATGCCGCTGTACTCTCCATGGGAAGAACGAAACGTCTTCAATGAAATCGCGCCGAACATCGAAACAAGATTCGCGTTTCTGTCGAAGCGGCGAAACCTGATGAAGAATCGTCCGGCTTCGTCATCGGCAGAAGACAGAACGTCTGCGAAGATCGGGAACAGGGTACTTGCCAGTACGCGTTCCAGACTGCGTATGCCGGAGAAGCAGCAGGAAGCCAACCTGCTGGCCGGTATCATGGGAACCGCAATCTGGAAAACTACGTGGGATCTCAGCAAGGGCCGCGTGGTAGGCGTTGAAGAAATGCTCCGTGATGAAAGTTACCATGACATGCCGTATGAAGCGTACGAGAAGAAGTTGCTCGGTCCTTCTCTGAACAATACATACCGGTATATCCGGGAAGGGGATGTCAACACAACGGTACATTCTCCGTTTGAATTCTATCCGGAGAACATCAACAAACCGATACGGGACAACCGGCGCGTGATGCATGTCGTCCTGATGTCTGCGGATGAAGTGTTCACGAAGTGGGGCGTCATTGAGGAAGGTACGGAACACAAGACTTACAAGATGGTCAACTCGGATAAACGATTCTACGGTGGGGCCGTCTCCGGCAGAATGGCAGGGGTAACGCTTGGCGTTACAACTATAAACGATTCTGTACGGGTGTATGAGGAACACGAGCTGCCGTCTCCACGGTATCCGAACGGGAGACTGATTATCTGCACGGACAATCATTTGCTGTACTATGGGCAGCTGCCGGATGCCTACGGGGAGAATGACGAGTTTGAATTCTGCTTTGATGTGCAGCAGTCACTCCGGACAGACGGCTTCTTCGGTAAGTCACTGGTAGAACGACTGATACCATTGCAGAATAAATTCAACTCGGTGAAGAACCGTAAGCAGGATTACATCAATCGGGTAACGATGGGTGTACTTGTTGCGGAAGACGGCGCACTCACCGACGAAGATTACCTGCGGGAAAACGGAATCGGGCCAGGGGAAATTGTTACCTACAATCAAGGTTACAACAAACCATATTTTCTGGAACCGGGACCGCTGCCGCCGGTATTCGAGAATGAAGAAGCGGATCTTCTCAATGAATTCAACAGACTGTCCGGTGTATCACAGCTGGCGCAGCAGTCTGTAACGCCGTCGAACGTCATGTCCGGTACGGCAATCAGCACACTGGCCGAGCAGGATGACACGCGAATCGGACTGGAAGCGGACAATATTAAACAATGTATCGCAAACATTGGCAAAAAATGGCTCATGCTGTACAGAAAACATGTACAGTATCCTCGAATGGTGAGAGATATAGGCAAGAACGATGAATTTGAAATCAGTGAATTTATCGGGAATGACCTGACCTCCTTCGATGTATTCATTGAATCCGAGTCCGAAGCGTCCGATACATTATCGCAGAGAAGAGAAAAGGTTATCGAACTGCTGAACAGCGGCCTGTTCAACGACACCGAGACCGGCAATATCACAAACGAAGGGCGTATCAAAATCTTCGAGCTGCTTGAACTGGGCAACTGGGAAGACTTTGTGGATGCGGACAACACACATCAGCGCCGCGCCGACCGGGAAAACAATGCCATGGTTATCGGAAAGGAACCGCTCATTAGAGAATTCGACGATGACATTATTCACATCAGCCGCCATACAAACTTCCGGCTTATGGCCGAGTATGAGGAAGCGATGGAAGAGAATCCGGAGATCGACGAAATCTTCACAAAGCATGTGGAAGAACATCTCCACAACCTGCTCATCAAGCAGCAGAACGGGCTGGACTCCACCGGAGCCACGGATCCGAACAGCATGATGGGAATGATGGGCGGCATGGGCATGGGAATGAACATGGGTCTCAATAATGTCCAGATGGATACACCGGAGTTTTAAGAAAGGGGTACAACATAATGCCAAGTGGTATGAATCAATTTAACCAGATGGAACACATGCAGGCCGAAGCGCGAAAGCAGCAGGCGGCCATGCAGAATCAGGCACAGCAGGCAACGCAGGCACAGACCGCACCGCCACCGGCCGATCCAAACGCGCAGAGTGGTGGCGCACCACTCGCACAGCCAGCACCGGCAGCGGTTCCGCCAATGGGTCAGCCTGGTATGCCAATGCAGCCAGCACAGCCACAGGCAGGCAGAAACGAACTGATTGACGCAGTACAAGACGGCACAGGAACAGATATGAATGGCAGGCCGTTTGTAAATACAATGGCAGACGCTAAGAAAGCATTCGCACAGCTATTAGCGGGCGGCGGAGAAGAAGCTGCACCGGCAAGCACGATTCCGGAAGGAACGGCGTCGATGCAGAACAATCCGAACGTGGTACAGGGGCAGCCGGAAACGGTAGCACCGGGGGAAGGACTCGCTGCAAATGTAGTTGATGAAACCCTTACTCGACCACAGGATCCGAACGCGCCAGCAACAGGGACACAGCCAGCGCCGGGAAACCAGCGCAGCATTGAGTCGATTGTGCAGGATGCCGTAGCGGAAATGCTGAACCGTGGTAATGCAGGAGCAGGACAGCCACAATCCGGAACAGAATCCAAAGAGACTGCGCAGAGCAATACTACGGAAGAACCACCTATTACAATACCAGACATCAACTCGAACGAGTTCTACGAGAAGTTCACGGAGAATCCGGGCGAAGCAATCTCGGACATTGCGAACGCACTGGCAGATCAGAAGGTACGTGAACTGACCGCACAGCTTCAGCCGGTCATTGACCAGTCGAACCAGATGCGGGAAGAGCAGCGGACCACCGATGCCATCCGACGTTTTGCGGAGCAGGGATACGACGACTTCAACGATTATCGGGACGATATGATCAACTTCATGCGGGAACGTCAGCTTCCGACAGATGATCCGTCATCCTATGAGAACGCCTACAACTTTGCAAAGGTTCGGAGATTACAGCAGCAGAATGAAGCACTGTCTCAGAATCAGGGGAAGACACTGGACGATTACCTGCAGGAAGATGACGCGCGCAGCCGCATTGCTGCGGATGATCAGATCAAACGCATGGTTATCGAAGAGTATCTCAACTCCCTGAAGAACGGGCAGTCGCCGCAGGTTATCACCGGCGGTTCCGGTATTGCTCCGGCAGCATCTTCTCAGAACAGAATCAATTCCATAAAGGAAGCAGGACAGCTGTTCAAGAACTCGATGAATCAGTAAAGGAGAATACAAATGCCTATTACATCTTCAATCGGATTACTGGCTAACGCCTTAAAGGATTACTATCTCGATCCTATTACCAAGATGATCAACGAAGATTCCGGTCCGGTATATGCCGCCATCGAAAAGTCTTCGGAAAACATCGTAGCAAATGAAATCGTATTCGCAATGCAGTACGGTCGTCACGGCGGCGTAGGTGCAATCGGAGAAATGGATGACCTTCCGGATCCGGCACCAAGACAGTATGCGCAGGGTAGAACGACGCTCAAGAATCTGGCAGCGACTATCAACTTCACAGAGAAGCTGATGCTGACATCTCAGAACAACCAGGCGGCGTTCATTGATGCAGTCAGCACGCAGATGGAAGACATCGTGCGTGATGCCAAAGACATGGTTAGAAGAAACCTTATGGGCAAGGCCGACGGTGTAATGGATGAGGTAAGTGCTGCTGTCTCCGGCGCGAAAAACGTTGTAGTTAAGGGGAATATCAAAAAGTTCTACGTTGGACAGGTAGTGGATATTTTCTCAGTATCCGGAACTACTGTGACCAAAGCGGTGAACGGCAAGGCAATCGTAGACGTTGACTATACTACCAATACTATTTCCTTCGCGGACAATGTAACCGTAGGAGCCAACGACAAGATTTCCCTGCACAATAACTACAACAACGAGCTGACCGGTCTCGGAGACATCCTGACTCCGAATACTACGATCTACGGGATTGACCGCTCCACTAACAAGTGGTACAACCCGCAGGTCTATGACAAGACCAACAGCGGCAGCACGGTAGCATTCAGCTCCCTGTACCTGCAGGAAGCCATCGACGATATTGACGACTTCGCAGGAACGAAGCCAGACTTCATCACCTGCAACGCTGGTATCCAGAGAGCGTATATCAACGAGCAGAATACTTACAAGAGAAACGTCGAATACAAGGACATTGACGGCGGATACCGCACAATGGCCTATAACGACGTTGCAATCTCCAAAGAAAAGTATATGCCGTCTAACACAATCTACATGCTGACTACTGAGTTCTTCACGCTGGCGCAGCTTCGCGACTGGCACTGGATGGACGAAGACGGGAACATGCTGAAGTGGATTTCCCGCAAGGCAGCATACGAAGCGGCACTCACAAAGTATTGTGAACTGCTCTGCAAGATGCCTTCCGCACAGGGCGTCATCACAGGCATTACGGAAGTATAAGCCGCAGGGGGATTTACTCAGAAGGATTACAACGGGTAAATCCCCCGTTTTTATAACAAGAAGGAGTCAGTAATGGATAAGGACAAAGTGAGAAGCGTGTTGTCCATGCAACCGAAGTATGAATTGGTGGAGAACGATTTGTACCGCATAGCAGACAGGATCCGGAGAATTGATCCGGACTACTTCATTTTGTTCAACAAAAAGAACAGGTGTTACGAAGTGCATAACACATCCAACACCGGTTCAACATTCTGTTTTGTTGTTCCGTATGAAAAGCTGGACACAAGAACGCTGGTGTATTGTCGCGAAACGAGAGTAGAGAGAGACGTTGATAAACGGATCGAGAACTACAACAAACGTGCTGAGAAGTCTGCACAACGCGCAAGAGAAAGTTCTGTTCATGACAATGCCAAAGAACTGGCAGAGATTACTTCTCATGCAATGAATCAGAGTACCTTATCCTACGGATACAGCAAAACACACTATGTAAGGAAGGGGGCTGTGTAAGATGGCCAATCCAACAAATGATCAGCCTGTCACGCAGGTAGTGACGCCGCCGGTCGGATCGTCAGAAGATATACGGATCCATGCGCAGTTACTCTCCGGCCTGCAGATTGAGAAAGCAACCTGCTTCCGTTGGATTCGAGAAGAAATTCCTGTACTGGTCAGCAAGTATTTCCGTGCAGGGAAGTTCATAGTAGAAGAACTGACGACTACCACAGAATATGAAATGTATCATCCGGAACACACACTGGTGCTTCTGGACAGAATGATTAATGAAAATGACGTGCAGGTAGATGACTATGATGTGATCAATGGTGGCGTTGTCATTTACAGTCCAGGCACATATAAGATACTGTACTTTGCGCAGCCGGAACTTCCGGAGACGGAATACGATCCTATAGATCTTCCGTTACAGTATGTCGCTGGACTCAAGTATTTCATTGCCGCAAGGATTCGGGCGCGGGTATTCGGGCAGACCGACGACAGCGCGGTATCCTTCTATAAAGAATTCCAGGGCGCAATGGAAGATGCGGCGAGGATACTGAACCGCAGGCAGCACAGAAGGAAGAGAATGCCGCCAGGAAGGAGAACACTGTAAATGGCTACGAATTACAAGCAGGCAGTATACTCAGACTTCTCCGGTGGTTACAACGATACATCGTCTGCTATCAGTATTGGAGACAACGAGTTTGCCATGTCTGAGAATGCGGACTATGCTGCCGAATTACATGCGCTTCATACACGAAAGGGATGCACGAAACTGCATCCTGTCTTGTTCAACGCGAATGCCACAGATGCTTATTCATGGCGTATTGGAAGTCAGGATAAGGTCGCAGTAGTAATTGATAGTAAGCTCTATGAATGGCACGTAGAATCGAAAGTATTTCTTCATAAAATAGACCTGTCTCCAGGTGCGGAAAAGATATATCCATTTGTCGTTTACAACACATTGTACTTCACAGATGGTGCATGGTTATATTCCTGGGGAGCGTTTGATTACAGTACAGAAGGTGGTGGAATCGTCGATTTAAAGTACGGAGATGTTGTTAGATGCACAAATAATGAGCAGGGGTCAAAAGGCGCGTTCTACAAGTCCGTTCAGAATCGGCAGGGAGTGGATCTTTCTACAGAAGATTTCAAGGGCGAACACGCATGGATGAACTGGGAAGAATGCACTGATGTACTGAATTTCTCATCTGCGAATGTTCGCATAGAATACTCCGGGTATGATCCGTCAGCAAAAGAACGGATCAGCATAAAGATTTTAACATCTGCTTTATCGGCAGGATCTATTACTCTCGCATTAAATAATCCGGATGGCAGTTCACAGTCCTTCTTTTTTACAGTCGCCCAAGGGGCAACTCCATCATCAATAATAACTGATCTTAAATCTATGATAAGTGGAAATGAGAACTGGGACATTGTACGGGCTTCCGGAAACCTGATCGTATTGGAATGTAAAAATGCAGGGGCAGTAGAACAGGGATACTTAGATCCAGGAAATACTGGTATTCAGTTTTTGTTTGAAACAAAAGTACAAGGAAAAAACAACGATTGCAATATAGCCGATATAAGCAAGTGTACCATTTTCTGCGTACACACTTATTCTTTCCGCGTATTCGCAGCAGGTAATCCGGACGATCACGCCGTTTATTATTCTGAAATTGGAAATCCTCTTTACTGGAAAGCAGATATTAATAAAGTATATCCAGCTGTCAACGGGTTCGGGAAAGTTACTGGAATGATCGACTTGTCTGATTATCTACTGGTATCCTACGAAAACGGATGGTATGCATGGACTGGTATCTCTCCGTTGGAAGACGCGAACTGGAAACCGCTGAACATTCCTTATGGGTGCATTGCACCACGTTCGCTGGTAATGACTCCAAACAGTTTTACGTTCCTATCGAAAGAAGGAATCATTACAGTTAGTGCTGCCGTTCTCAATGATACTTACGTCATATTGGAAAATCAAAATGTTATCCGAAACATTTCAGATAACAAAGTAGAAAAAACAATCAAGTATTTTACAGGGTGCGATCCCGGCTTAATAGATGGCATCTTCTATGAGAACGCCTATTATCTCAGCACGACATCAGATGGAACCAAAGATGGACTTGTTCTTAAATATGACTGGTCATCGGCTGCATTTACATTGATTACTGGATGGATCGTGAATAGATGGTTTGTATCATCTGACGGGCTGTGCTTTGCGTCTATCCATTATTTATTAAAAGCATTTGACGGTTATTCCGATGTCGATGTAGATACTGGAGAAGACAAACCAATAAGCCTGCATGTCAAGACGAAAGAATACCATTTTGGTACACCGTTCTCGAATAAGAACGCACAGCTGATAGGATTCATATTCCAGCAGCATGACCGGATAGATTCATCTCTGAAAATTATCATCCACGCTGGTTACAAGAAGTATACAGTAAGGGCAGCGGATCTGGCTGACTCGTTGTACTACGGCCGCATGTGGGGAGCTGCATGGGGATATCGGGAAGCTATTGTCAAAGTAGTGGAGACGATTATACCAGGCAACACGTTCCAGATTGAGTTTATCAATAACAATCTGGACGATCCGGTTACGTTGATCGGTATCGGATTCATATACGAAAATACAGATTATGTACTTCCAACTATTTTGAAAGATGAGGTGTTGTTGCAATGAGACCATACAGAGAATTCAGCGGCAGCGAGGGCGATTACTCAGTTGATGATCGCGGGCCGGAATTTATTAAAGCGGATCTTGATAAGCTGTTTCGCATGTTCAATCCTTTGGCAATACATCCAAACGGGGAACAAGGCGGTGTAGGATTTGTAAACCTGAACTTTAATTTTGGGGACAATGATTTTCTTGAAAGAATCGGCGGTAATTTGCGTGGCATCGACATGGACGCACAGGAAATTATTGATAAACTTTCCGCACAAATTGGTTCCAATCATGCACCTGCTTTAAAAGCAGATGATATGAAAGACATAACAAAAATATATGTATATACAGGTTCTGAACCAGGTTATACATATGGGGATTGGTACTACTGGAATGGTTCTGAATGGGTAAGTGGCGGACCGTATCGCGGGCCGAAACCATTTGCTTATTTTGTAGATGAAGCACTCGTATTCAGCATAGATGCTCCAGTATATTTCGTTGATAAAGCTCTTATAATAGAAGATATGCTTTGATAAACACAGGAGTTGATATTATGTCGGATAATATTAAATATACAGATTACATCATAGTAAAAGGCGAAAAAAAATATTTTCAAGATGTTTATGGAAGACAGGAATCAGAGAATAGAGATGCGTCTTTGCAGGATCAAATCGGTAGTCTGTCGGATTTAAAGACTACCGATAACACAGACATAGTAGCTGCTGTAAATGAAAACAAAACTCGCATTGATGAGGAAATCCATAACAGACAAATTGAGATCAACGAAGAAAAGCAGGAGAGAATAGAACAGATTACAGCTTTAAGAGCAGCAGTAGGTTCTCCGTTAGTTGCTCATACGGCATCCGAAATGACAGATCATACTAAAATATACGTCTACACAGGTGATGAGGACGAATATATAACCGGATCATGGTACTACTGGAACGAAGATAATTGGTACGTTGGCGGTGTGTATCAGTCAACAGGAGTTAACACGGATACTACTCTGACTGTAGCTGGTGCGGCGGCAGATTCCAAAGTCACAGGAGATAACATTAATAACTTAAAGAGTGCTATGCGTCAGTATAACGCCGAGAATGTGCTTGTCTACGGTGAGCAAGAAACCAAGACGCACAACAATACCACGTTCACATGGACGGACAAAGAGCATTGCCATGTAACATGCACAAAAACAACGCATTCAATGTCGCTTTGCAATATCTTCTATAACCCTTCTGAACTGCCAGAAGTGTTTGAAGCAGGACAGCGGTATTATTTCAATTATTCGACAACGGTAGAAAGCCGTCAGAGATGTCTTTGCGACATTTGGATCTACAGGGGAGAAAGCACAGACAACAGGATTGTTTACAATGTAAACGAAAGTTTTGAATTTGTCATACCAGAAGATGCAACAGGAATTGTTGTCCGCTTGAGACTGATCGAAAACTATACTGTCGATGAATCAATCGCCATTTCAATGTTAAACGCAAAGACCAATGTGGAATTATTTGATGCATATGACAAAATCAAAAATTCTATCTATGGTACACAGATTAACACTCTTTTGTTTGGAAACTTTGAAAAAACTGCTCATAATGGGATTACATTTACACCAATTACCGATGGGTTTGAAATAAATGGTACATCAACCAATATTGCTTTCACTAACGTATATTACAATCGTGCATCGCTCATACAAGGATTAAACCCCGGTGATAACTTGTATTTTGTGGTTGATGGCGTAGTCACCGGTGTACAATGGCAAGTTGCATTTTATGATCTAAATGATGCCCTTATACTTCCAATCAGATACATTGCGAACAACACAGATATTAAGATACCGTCAAATGCATCAGGAATGTATGTTAGATTAAGCGTAGACTCTGGGGTATCTTTAACAGGTACAAAAACGACAGCAAAAATATTTATTATTAAAGCCAATAAATATTATGGTATCGAGAACTATAACAAAGTTGCACAAACATCACAAGGAATAACCTATGAATGGGATGAATCTTCCAGTAGATATTATATTCACGGTACTGCTACTGCGACATCTTTTTACAATATGTGGCATAGTTTTTATTCATTACCCGCTGGAATTGATCCGGGCAATAAAATAGTTCTTGCGTTTAACTCCGACAACCGTCATATAGTTGTCATTGTTCTCTTTTATGACTCAAGCAAAAATGTTATACAAAACAACGTGTATAAACATAGCGAAATAATCACCGTTCCAACTGATGCCATTGGAATGACTCTTAGATTTACGATTTATAGCAGTTATGAAGCTAACGATTATGTTTATATTCCAACGCTTTCCGAATTTTTAACACGTGCAGATGTTATTCCTGTATCCATCGGAAAACCTAAATATATTACGTTTATAGATGATGATACTTCAAGCGATACCTATGTAAACCGGTATTATCAAGCATGTATGCACAATGGCATAAAAGGGTCATATGCTGTATGTACGAAACACTACACAGACGGGAGAAATAATCTTGAAACCTTGAAACAGTATGAAGCAGAGGGGTTTAACTTGTGTCTTCATTGTGATTCACAAGAGATATATTTACAACCAACATCACCTGAATACGATGAAGTAGAAGCAAGAAAAAATTATATACGTGCAATAAACGCTTTCCAATCGCTTGGTCTTATTAATTGTAGAAACTCTTGGATTATTCCCTACGGGAGCATTTCAGAAGGCAATATTAAAACTGCAAAAGATTTAAACTTTGACGTAGCTTTCACAACATCTGGTGACGTATATAATACCATTTATGATAACAATGTTTATACATTTCATAGAACTGGATTATCTTCATCCGGAGATGTCATGGACGATACCAACGTATCTGAACTTGGCACAATGGCTAGATGCAAAGCAAGAGTTGACGAATTGGTAAGTAGTGACGAAGGCGGATGGCTGATCATCACGACACATTTTAATGAGTGGGATGACATGACATGGGACAGCAATACAGATGATGACGGTTATCAAATAGGGTATACAAGATTCAACGAATTTGTACAATATGCCTTAAATGCAGGGCTTACACCTATCAGCATTAGTGAAGGGGTAGCGTATATGAAACCGTTGATTGAACGAAATGTCACAAGGGGATGATATAGGACACTTTAAAGCGGTATAGGATTTGTAAAAGTTCTTGTGATGGAAAGTATTCTTGGATAAATAGAGAGGGATATCATGTTAGATAATGTAAATTTTACATCATACGCTGTTGTCGATGGAGAGAAAAAGTATTTTAAAGATCAGTACGGCAGGGAAGAATCCGAGAATAGAGACTCAGTTTTACAGGCTCAAATTGGGGAAGCAAGGGAAAGTAAGATAAACATATACGATACATTTGCCATTGGAAGCCGAATTATTAAAGCTAATAGACTGAAAGAAGCAAGCTATTCAAGAGATAATATTCTGAAAATAAATAAATACTACTACACTCAGAATAATACGTATCAATGGATACAAAGTGCGGTATACGTTGATAGTTTGGACCATATCATTCTCGGTTTTACAAATGCGGATTATACAATTGGAATGCTTGTTGAAGTTGAAAAGGATTTTAAAACTGTTGTTAAAAGAGTCGGGGATTTAAACATAGGACATGTTAACGATTTAACATACAATCCGAATACTGATAAAATATATGTAGCACCGATGGACACTGGAACAAATAACAATAAAATCATTGAAATAAATCCATCGACTCTTGCAATTTCCAGAGTATTTTCAATTGATAAGACAGTGTATCAGATTAGCTATGATCGGAAGAATAATGTTTATTATGTAGGCTCTACTAATATAGAAATATATGACGAAAATTTTAACTTAATGAAATCTATCCCATTTGGATCTATTCCGAATATTGACGATACAGATCAAGGAAGTCATTGTAAGGATGGAAACTTTATTGTTATATCGCAAAATGATGAGAAGTCATATTTGAGAACATTTGATTTGAATACTGGTAATGTCGCTCAGTATCATGCTTATGATAATAGGTCTTATTATGAGGAAATAGAAACCTTAATTGAATTTGACGGTGATATGTATTCTATTAGTGGTCAAACAAATATATATATTACACGGTATAATACAAGAGAATCATCTTCTAACTCGATTACAGGAGGAGTCTATTATACAGGTAAAAAAATAACAGCTTACGATGATTTAAATGATTATCTTTTAGAGGGTAAATATTATTCTCCATACGGATCATATACTCAAACTTTAAGTAATATTCCTGCAAATTTAAATAGTGGATTTAGCTTATATGTTTTAAATCAGGGACAGGATTGGATGGTCCAGATCCTTGTTGAAAATTCAAACCGAAAGAAGATTTACTTTCGCACTTACAACAGTGGATCTTTCGGAGTGTGGGTAAGGAATCACAGTGGTTTCCCAACTGGCGATGAATTGGCTACAGATGCTGACCTGAACTTTTTTACGGAAGAAGGAAAGTTTTACAGCGAGTCGTGGGCTAAGGCACAGGGAATATCGCATCTTCCGACTGAATGTGGAAGTGGATTCAGCCTTTACGTTGTAGCACAAGGCAAGGATTGGAAGGTCCAGATTCTTGTTGAAAATTCAAACCGAAAGAAGATTTACTTTCGGACTTATAACAGCGGGACATGGGGGACATGGAGACTCAAGAATAAAGAGAGCGTTTCAAGTTCTGCGATTGCTTTAAATGGTACATATCAGATCCCATCGGAAATGTTAGATTATGATGCTCTTACTATATCGTGCAATAGAAACTACTATTTTGGCAGCGTGACTATATCTGTGAAAGCAATCAAAAGTGGCGATGTAGCCAACGGGACAATCTGTGTGTCCGATTTGTCACATTATTGGACATTCACAATTGATAGTACCGGATTACTAACTCTAACATCTAAAACAGGAGTTGCAGATCCATACATTAGGGTTATCGCTAACTAAGGAGTAAGCCATGGATATTCTCTTAACTATTCTCAGCGCCGGTCTGGTATCCGGTCTGATGTCCATTGTAACATTGTGCCTGCAACGGCACTGGCATAATCAGGACAAGGAGCAGGACAAGAACGACGCACAGGCCGAAGCGCTCAAAGTCATACTGATTGATCGCGTGAGTTGGCTTGGCAAGTCATACATCAGCCATGGGGAAATCGAACTCGATGACAAACAAAATCTCAAGGCAATGCATAAAGCAGCGAAGGGACTCGGACTCAACGGAGACCTGGACACAATTATGCAAGAGATAGAAAAGTTACCCATTGCGGTATAGAGAGTGGGAAGCTCTGCGATTGCAGGGCTTCTTTTCTTTTGACGTCCGTCCTACTGTGGAATGTGATACGGTCAAAGAAGAATAACGACAATTTGCCGAACGAGAGAAAGGAGTAGAAGTATGGATTTCGGAGAAGCGTTAGCAAAGGTAAAACAGGGGAACTTAATAGCGAGAACCGGATGGAATGGAAAAGGAATGGCTGTAGCCTATCAGCCAGGGTATCCAGACGGAATCCCGTGCAACAAGAACACATCAGAGACATGGCATATTCCGGAAGGAACGCTATTCAGATGCAGGCCGTACCTGCAGATGCGCTGTGTTGACGGAACCTATCAAATGTGGTTAGCCAGTCAGTCGGACATTCTCGCAGAAGATTGGTGCGTTGTTGAATAGAGGAAGTGATAACATGAAGCACAAAATTAACTGGCCGCTGCGGTTCCAGAATAAATATACTGCTCTTTCACTGGTGACCATGACGATCGTATTTGTTTATCAAGTGATGGGATTGCTTGGAATTGTTCCGGCAATCAGTGAAGATACGGTCACTAATCTGGCAACGATCCTGATTGATCTGTTAGGTGTGGTCGGTATCATAGTGGACCCGACAACAGAAGGTCTGGGAGATTCGATCCGGGCGTTAAACCGAAAGCACATCAGTGAGTCCAGGGAGAGTAGGTAACATGTCGAACTATCCATATATTCCAGCTAAGCCGATCAGCTACGGTGGCCAGAGAGCGCTGACTGCTGTGCAGTACATTGTCATTCACTATACCGGCAACAACGGCGACACGGCGAAGAACAACTGCGATTTCTTCCACAACGGGAATACCAGGTCGGCAGGAGCGCACTTCTTTGTTTCACAGAACGGAGATGTTTATCAGTCTATAGAACTTAGAAGAATCGCTTATGCGGTTGGTGGATTTGTAACACAGTCGAACGGCGCAGGAAGTTACTACAAGAAGTGTATGAATACAAACAGTGTAAGTATTGAACTCTGCGACAATGCCAGCAAGGATCCATCGGCGGCGCAGATTAAAGCGGTCCGGGAGCTGATTATATTTATCCGGAAGTTCTGCCCGAACGCAAAGACGATCATTCGACATTGGGATGTGTCCGGAAAGTCTTGTCCGGCGCGTATGGCAGGGAAGAACAATGCTAAATGGAATAACTTCCTTGCGGCAATCAACGGGCAGACAACGGCGACAAGCACACAGCCGAGTACGACAAACACTGCTGTGAAGAAAAAAGAAAAGAAAGGAGAAGAGAAAGTGACACAGGAACAGTTTAATCAGATGTATGAAACCATGATCGCACAGAAGGCAAAGGAACCGAAGTCAGACTGGGGAGAAGAACTCGACAAAGCGGTAGCCTGGGCAAAGCAGGAAGGAATCATCAAAGGAGATTCTTCCGGCAATCTTATGATGCAGAAGCCGCTGACCAGGCAGGAAATGATTCTCATGCTGTACAGAGAGAAGGGAAACCATGCAGAATAATCCAATCTTTCCGAGGAATAACAACGGTCAGAACTATGGTAACAATCCTAACGTCTGGGGTAATGCTCAGAGAACCACAGTACCAATGGGATTTCCAAAGAAGTTTGAGATACCGGAAGTGAATGGAATGCAGGGAGCGCAGGCGTTCGTATCCATGATGCTGCCGAATAGCAATGCAATTGTGATGGACCAGAACGATCCACTGGTATATATCATTATGACCGATGGTGCAGGGTATCCAACGATCAATCCGTATCAACTCATTCCTTATGAACCACCGAAGCCTGTTGACGCTAATGCTGTGATGGCTCGAATGGATCAGTTAGAGCGAACCATGCAGGCGGTATTGGCAGCACAACAGATGAAGGGAGACAGCAATGAATCCACTGTTACAGAATCGGAACCAGAATCCACAGGGGCAGCAACAGGCACAGCAATCGGTTAATCCGTATGTGCAGGCATTCAAGATGATACAAGGAAGCAACAATCCTAAGCAGCTTTTACAGAACTTAATGCAGAACAGCCCGCAGGTACAGAATGTAATGAACGTGATACAGAATCAGTATGGTGGTGACGCACAGAAAGCGTTCTATGATCTGGCATCACAGAACGGAATCAATCCGGAGGACGTACTTTCAATGTTCCGCTAATGGAATGACAATCAGGTAGAGTTATCCAATAGTCTCACGGTTTATCTGTGAGACTTTTTTATTGGCAAATTTTTTTCATGCTGGAAAAGAAATATATACACTGTGACTGAACGACAAGATTGAAGGGGCAACAATCAAATATATCTTCCTTAATTAAATCCTGATGCGAGACGTTAGGGGAAAGGATGGATACCAATGGAAAACGGTGCATTAACAGCATCAGATGTTGCTCTGTTGAACAACGATGGAATGAATGGATGGAACGGCATGATCTGGCTGTTCGCTATTCTCGCAATGTTTGGCAATGGCGGATTCGGTGTTGGTAATAGAGGATACCAGCCGCAGTACGCTACGCAGGACTTTGTACAGAATGGATTCAACTTCAATGACCTGCAGGATCAGAACAGAGACATCATGAATCTGATTACTGCCGGTACTGCACAGGCTGTAGCAGCTACTAATCAGACGTTCCATGATACTCTTGGAGCAATCAATGACAAATACGGTGAGCTTCAGAGAGATTTGGCGGAAGTAAGAATTGGTCAGGCTAATCAGCTGGCAAACCAGAATGATTGCTGCTGTTCTACTAAGATGCTTATTTCTGAGACCGGCGCAGGACTTGGTTCAAAGATTGATCAGAACCGTTATGAGAACGCGCTCAGCAAAGCAGAGATTATCGCCGCTGTAAGAGAAGAAGGCAATACTACCCGTGCCGTGATGCAGCAGGATAAGATTGAACGGATGCAGCAGCAGATCAATGACCTGACTTTGCAGAATGCCATGAGCGGCGTGGTTCGCTATCCGAACGGATGGACTTATAATGCAGGCACTTCTCCGTTCTGCAATTGTCCTTGTGGAAACGGTTATAACTAATCGCATAATTGCAGAAAGGAAGGGATCACATGTTAGAAGCCTATTCTAAAGGGATCACAATTCCTGCGGCGAGTGCGGTTACATTCAGCAATGCTGTACCTTTCGACAGACGAAATGATGTGGAATTGTCCGGTACTGGTACTATCGTCCTGAACAATTGTGGAATCTATGAACTGGTATTCGACGGAGTGGTTCAGGCTGGTACTGCCGGAGACATTCAGTTTCAGGTATTGAGAAACGGTGTAGAACTTCCGCAGGCTGCGATTACCATTACCGGAGCGACAACGGCAACAGGCATTCCATTTAGTGTCAGGACATTCGTCAAAGGACCGGAAAGAAACTGCTGTCGTGGAACCTGTGGTTACAGTCCGGTTGTGATTCAGATCAACAATATCGGAGTAGAAGTCACAGGTGATGTACATATAACCGTAGACCGGGAGTTGAATTGATATGACTACCGCAGAAATCTTTTCTCACATTTCCGATCACATGCTGAAAGGAATGATGATGCATGAGGAAATGGCAGACTACTATCACTTCCTCGGGTTGTGCGGATACAAGAAATTCCATGAGCATCAATTCTGCGAAGAGTCGAAAGCGTTTCGCAGTCTGCACCGGTACTATATCGACCATTACAATCAGTTAATTCTTCCAGTCAACTTTGACCAGGTGGAAGTCATTCCTTCCGGTTGGTACGGCAAGACGCGTTTCGATGTGCAGCCATCTACCATCCGCAACGGTGTGAAGACCGGCTTAGAAACATGGGTGATGTGGGAGAAGGAAACTAAGAAACTGTACGAGTCCATGTACACGGAACTGATGCAGATCGGAGAAGTTGCCGGAGCGCTGTTCCTGAAAGACATCATTTGTGATGTGGACAAGGAATTGAAGACTGCCGAAACATACTGGCTTAACAAGCGCATGGCTGACTATAGCATGGATTCGATCATGGCCGATCAGTAAGTAGTTCACATTCATTAATAATGGTTAATTTTGGCGAGAAGGTACGCAAATAGAATAGCGGATACTTCTCGCCTTTCTCATATATGCATATAAAGAAAGGATCAACACAATGGCTACGCAAACAGGAACAGCGACCAACACGAACAATGATGAGTTGCTGAGACGGAGCATGGATCAGGCTCAGAGCGCAGCGACCGGAAGCCAGAATTCGAATAGAGACAATCAGACGAGAATGATAACCAATGCTATGAATTCTGTTTCGCAGGGCAGCAATGCCGCCAGTCAGAGCAACGGATCTGTAAGAACATCTCAGCAGAACAAGAACAATACTGGAGTATCGTCCGGATCGTCTACAGGCGTTCCATCATCTTCCGGAACATCGTTAGAAGGTGTATCGCAGAGGACATACAATGCAGCGGCAACACCGGCAGCTTCACAGACCGGATCTTCTGGAAGTAACCAGCAGCTCAGTAATTATGACCGGCAGTATGTAACCAGCGGAGCGGACCGTGATTCTATTCTGCAGGCTAAGAACGCATGGAGCAGCGCAACTACAGAAGCAGCAAGACAGGCCGCCAACGATCAGGCTGAACGGGTTCGTGCAAAGTATGGATACCTGGGCGGTAATGATGGCAGTCAGTATATCAAGCTGAATGATGCAGACATGCAGTATCTTAGCAACGATGATAAATACAACATGCTGCGGTACAAGCAGGCGTATGAACAGGCAGCCGCCAGAGGGGATCAGGCCGGTATGCAGGCTGCACACGAACAGGCTGAAAGACTGCGTTTGAAGTATGGATACTATGGCGGTGCAGATGGTAGCAGCGTGAATCGACTCAGTGACGCAGACATGCAGTACCTCAGTGATGATGACAAGTATCAGATGGTACAGCTGAAACGTCAGTGGGAACAGGCCAATGCAAAAGGCGATCAGGCCGGAATGAAAGCGGCCCATGATGCAGCAGAGAATCTGCGGACAAAGTATGGATACTGGAGCGGAGGATCGGAAGGCAGCGGATTCCGTCTGGTAGAAGAACCGAACGCGGCAACAGCGCCACCGGATCAGAATTATCAGATCGTATATAACACGATGACCGGAGATGCGGTACGGCTTATAGATCCAAACACCGGCGAACAGTCAACCTATTCCGGCGTGGTAACAGATCCGAACACCAAACAGCAGTACATAGCTAAGACCGATGGAAGCATGGTCAAGCTGGTATCCACGCCAGTACAGATTACGGACGAGACCGGGAAAGAAGTTACACTCCGGGATGCTAATGGCAACGTGCTGACACCAGACATGCTGGCATTCGGAGCAGATAACAAGACCTACCTGGTAACCACCGGTCAGGATCTTGGTGAGGTTGCGTCTCAGTACGGGATCACATCAGCTAATACCAGATTCAGAGTGGGTGATAATTATTGGTCTGTACTGGGCGTCAACATGAATGACAGCATGGGTCCTCTGGGTGTACAGAGATGGACGGATGACGACATCTACAACAAGCTGTATAGCGAGTTATCGGAATACGGGATCGGAAGAACACCATACATTAATGATTATGATTCTCTGTCATGGGAGCAGGCACTTGCGCAGGCGACCGATCAGATGAATGCGCGGTATGACCTTGCGCTGCAGAACACCATGGACAAGCTGAACCGGTCCGCACTGACTTCCGGATTCTATGGACAGTTGCCAACCGAAGCACTGAAAGCGCAGGCGGCCGCTTCAACAGAACTGGAACGGCAGACCGCAATCAATGACCTTGCACGGGAACTGATGTCCGATTCCAGGAACTACGCACAGAGTCTATATGAAGACGACGCAAAGAGCGTACAACAGCAGATGGATACCATTGTCCAGCTGTACAACTATCTGTACAAGCTCAATCAGGATGCAATCAACAATGCAGAAGATCAGACCAGACTGGGCCAGTCACAGCAGCAGCTTGACATTACCAAAGAACAGAACGAAGCACAGAACGAAATCCAGCGGCAGCAGATTGGTCTCAGCAATCAGGAACTTCTGCTCAAGGCTGCGCAGATTGCGGACCAGCTGCGAGCGGAAGGCTTCGACGCGCCGAGAATCGCAGAGTGGTTATCGCGTCAGGGTTAGTATCCAACATCATCCAACATTATCCAACATAGCATGACATGGCCACAGAACGAATAGCATAATCCGATTGTCAGGAAGGATTAAAAGGAAAACTAATGGGAGTTTTCGACAGCATTAAGAAGGCTACATCAAACATCTTCAAATCACCAGACAAAAAGAAAAAGAACGCAGGGTCAGCGCTCAGCTCTGCAGCAGAGAGTGCAAAGGCAAACGCAGCGTTAAAGACTTCCAGCAGCGGATCAACTGGAAGTAATGCGGCGCTGCCGACGCCGAGCAGCAACATTAAGGAAGCCGTGGGCCGTGCTGCGTCCACGGCTGTTGAGCGTACAGCGACAACACCAGGAAGACCCATCAGCACCGGCGGGGACAGCATCAAGTCCAACATTGCGCAGGCTATGGACACGGCTAAACAGCGGACATCTACTGTTTCACCAATCGGCAGAATCGGAGAAAGCAATGAACCGAGTATAAGGGACCGGTTCGCGCAGGCAACCGAGACCATGACCAGCAAGATTGACCTGTCCAAGATCAACAGTAAATATGCTGACAATTCTTTCACCAATGCAGTCGCCGCTTTCAACAGTGACAAGGGTGATGAGATCCGGAACAGAGAAGAACGGTTTGAACCGTTGTCCGTAACAGGGGAACGGTTCGGAACAACCGAACAGTCCACAGCGGATCAGGCATTATCTGACCGTGGTTCATTCAGTTCTTTTGAAGAACAGACCAGACCGCAGACTGTATCGGAAACAATACAGAACGCAGCGGCACGGATGGAGCAGGCGACTGGACAGACGCCGAGTGCAGCAATCAGACCGGTGCAGGGAGCGGAACTTCCTTCTGGTGGTAACGGCAATGCCGGAACAGATTTCAGGGTGCATGGTGGATCCAGCGGGAAGTTCGGGGAATCGGCATCTTCTACTTTTAATACCGGCGGCTCAGTCAATCCTACTCTGGGCGGCGGGGAAGGCAGACTGGAAGAAGCGATCAAAGCATTCCTGAATCCTGGTGTAATCCGGCAGGCAGGAAACAGAGTAGTGCAGGCCAATGCGGACGGGTCCGCGCCAAAGGGATTAAGTATCGGTGATACGGTAGTCAGCAAGAACATGTCGAAGACAGTTCGCGGCGTCAATGCAGATGGATCTTATCAGTGGTTCGCACCAGGAGAAGGTGCGAACAGTTTAAGCCGTATTGACAAAGAACGTCTGCCACTCAGCGAACAGCAGAAGATAGATCGTTATCAGCGGCAGTACACGCAGGCCATGCAACGCGGAGACAGCCGGACAGCAGCAAGGGCGCATGAACTTGCAGAAAAGGTCCGTCAGCAGTACGGATATTCCGGCGGCACATTCGGAACCGGATACACACAGACCGGATCCGGAAGCTACGATTTCGATGAAGCGCCTGGAAGAGTTTCCGACGCATCCCTGCATCCGGAGAGAGCTTTTGCGCGGGCGTTTTTCGGAACGATGGATTCACAGAATCAGGATGAGGAAGTGTATGCTTTACAGCAGCGGAACATCATTCAGAAGGCCAACGAAGAAATGGCCGAGTACAACAGATCAGGTAACGGAAACAGAAAACTGAAAGATGTTGGTTTGCTGGATCCGAATGCCAGAGCTTCAACCTGGCAGTCTCAGGGGAACGCGGCACAGAGTACGCCAACCGCAGGCAGATACAATGGACTGATTGATGATGAAGCTATTCGACAGATGACTCCGCTGGAACGTCAGACTTATAACTATTTATTCAGCCAGCATGGAGAAAAGAGGGCGCAGGAATACTATGACGCACTGGCCTATACAAAGCTGAATGCAAAAGCAGCAGAGTCGGAAGCGGAGCAGTTACAGCAGTTCTCAAGAGAACACCCTGTACTTGGTACTGCGGTATCAGCTGGACTCAATGCGACAACCGGTCCGATGGCAACAGCTATGAATGCATTGCAGTCAGCGGCGAATGCGAGTGGAGCTGCACCATACAGACCAGTAGATGAAAACAGCGCACTGAACAGAGCATCTATGTATGGATCTCAGATCCGGTCTAATGTTGAGAACAACATTGATACTGGCAATAAGTACATTGATGCAGCGGCGCGTTTCGCTTATGAGGGCGTAGGAACCGGACTGGACATGGCCGCCAGTATGCTGACTGCCGGAGGATTCGGAACTAAAGCTGTAACAGCATCCATGTCGTCTACGTCTGCACAGACTACCTGGATGGATTCATTGAGCAGAGGGGCAACGCAGCAGCAGGCAGCAGTTAACGCCTTTGCTAATGGTGTGTTGGAATTCATATCCGAAGCACCAGCTGTAGAAGGATTCTTCCGTATCGGGAAAGGAACTGCACCAATCAAGGATGTGCGCACTCTTGGTATTAACCTTGCTCAGCAGATGGGTGTAGAAGCAGGCGGTGAAGGATTCGCAAATATTACACAGACAGCTGCCGATCAGATCATCATGGGCAATCGTTCCAGTTATGCACAGACTGTAGATGAGTATATGCGTAACGGGATGACGAAAGAACAGGCAACGTCTCAGGCGTTCAGAGATATGTACATCGTAGATACTGCCCGTGCTGCAGGTCTTGGTGCTGCAATGGGTGGCGTAGGTGGTGTAATTGCAACTGGTGCCAACATCAACAACACCAGACGCAGCATGAACATGAGATCCGTGGATCCGGAAACCGGCATAACGATCCGGACATATTCTCCGATTGCGCAGGACATTGCTAAGACAGCACAGCGTATCAATGAGGATTATGGGCTGCCGCCAAAGTTCGTTAAGACAGCGAATGCCATTGTGAATGGCGACAAAGTAGGATCCGTGGCACTGGCCAATCTGAAAGGAGCTATTCAGGAGCAGGCGCAGATTCAGGCAAGGGAACAGATTCAGGATATTTATAGATATGTTGGTCTGCCACAGGAAAGTGTACCGAACAGAATGTCACTGGCGCTTGGCCGGTTCACAGGTGCGGACGAGTCCGGATTCGGGAACAGAAGATTCACGCAGGCATGGGCGAGAAAGTCTGCGGAGATTGAACAGAAGTTGTTCATGGCCTACAACTTGAACCCGCAGTCATTGACAGATCCGGACTCTGCAATCTCTCAGGAGATGGCAGAGTACATGGACTATGCCGACATGCTGTTATTCTCTGGTTATCTCAGCGATGATGCAGAGTCGACCAATGTAGTACGAGCAGAAGTCAACCAGCTGACAAATGCGGTGGAAGCATCTGCGGCCACCATGGATCCTATTTCTGCGGATGATGACCAGGTATATGAAACGGAAGAGTCTACGGAAGAACAGGCACCGGTCGTTGAGCAGGTAGAGGAACAGCCAGTATTACAGGAAGAAGAACCGGAAACTGTACAGACTCAGGAACCACAGCAGACAGCGGAAGTGGAACAGACAGAGACTGTCGAGCAGGAACCGGAAGTTACGCCGGCAGCAGAACAAATAGAAACCGCGCCACAGGATGAAGTAGCGGAACCGGTACAGGAGACGCAGGAACAGGAGCAGGAAGAACCAGAAGAGCCGGTCGTTGAACTGCAGGGAGAAAACCTGTCAGGCGTGAATACAGATCTTGCAGGTGCAAGAAGAACACCAGCTACTCCGACAGGAGAAACAATACCTACAGGCGGCACAACGCAGCAGACAGCGACTCCAAACGAAACGATACCTACACAGGGAACAACTACGACACAACAGCAGACACCAGATGATACAACTCCGACAACTGACACAAGTGGCGGGGTAGTTTCTGGTGCGCGGAATACAGTCAACCGTGGTGTGCATATATCCGAAGTCAGCAAGCAGAATCAGCAGACCAGGAATGCCATCGAGGAAGCGGAGAACTATCTTGATGGAAACGTCAGTGATTACGATGTAGTAAGTGTCGATCCGGACAGGGGCCGCGTCACTCTCTTTGAAGTCGATGACTTTGATGGTGCGAGGATACCACGCATAATCAACCAGGTTACTGTAGATAACGGCGAAGTATACGAAGACAACTCCGGCGGCAGGATCATTCCTAACAAGTCGGATTATGTAAGTGATGACTATGCAGGTTTCAATGTACAGGAACAGAGGGACTATGAAGATCGTTGGAGAAGGTCTGGCATCCGGTATGACAGCAGCCGTATTAATGACGAAAGCTATTTCAATGGCAAGTTCGGAAATGTCCTTAGAGAAAATGAACCGGCTCCAACTACGGAACAGACTCCGCAGCCGGTACAGCCAGTACAGCCAGTACAGGAACCAGTTACGCAGACAGCGGAACCGGAACCAACACCAGCGGCACAGCCACAGGCAGAACCGCAGCAGGAAGCGCAGAGCAACCGGTTAATCAGAAGACTCAAAGTATTACCGAAGGGTCTCAAGCTCAATTGGAAGGACGCAAAGAACTATCAGGATAAGGAATACAGATATAAGAATGTTCGCCTGGTAGCAAGTGGAGACACACTGTATGTAAGACTGAATGGAACGGACAGAAACAATCCGGTCAAGCAGGTATTCTTTGAAATCCCGAACTATCGCAATCTGACCGCACAGCAGATTATTATGGACCTGCTGGAACAGGCTGACTATTCTACTTCCTATCCATTAGGCAGACATTTTGACGATGCTATCAAAGCATTCTATAAAGAGAACGATCTGCACGGTGGGTATACTGCACCGATTCTCAGAGACCTGGTAACCGATGAGGAAGTCAGAGAAGGATTCAAGGATGAAGTTCTGGAACCATTATCAGAAGTGGTAGAAGGAACAGAGAAAACAGAAGTTGACGATGAACTGATAGAGGATACCTATCAGCTGCTTGACGACTTTATAGAAGCCTTTGGAATTGATGACATGCAGGCTAACACTGTGAATCTCATGGAAGATGAAACCATGCAGCAGTATGTAGATGGTTTTGAAGCTGCTTTTGTAGACGAGATTGACGAAGAGGTATGCAGACAGTGGGATGAATACCTGTCCGATCAGAGTTTTGAATTCAATCCGGAAGAAATCACACTGACCGATAAGGAAAGCAGGAACGTCAACAAGGCGCACAGACTTGTCAAGCAGGCCGTACCAGGTGTAGGGGAAGTAAAATCATCCTACGAGAAATTGAAAGAATACATTACCGATGTCCAGAAGTTTATAGTGTATTATGGTATTGAAGAGGTATCCGACGGAGCGCTGACAAACTTTGCGAACGATCAGGCATACGACTTCTTCCTGAATGATTACCGGACAAACAGCGGTGTACTGTCTGAACAGGAACGCGAATTCCTGCAGTCGATGAAGGACGCAAGGATCCACTTTGATGATGACATCAAGGCATCCTACGGACCGCGTACTATACGCAGGGATGGAAAGCGCGGAGCATTCGAGGAATGGAATGCGTTCAAGAAGAATATCACCGGCAAGGTGAAACTGGTATCCAAGAAGAGTCCGGGAAGAGACATTGATGTTGTCTATGCCAATCTGCTGGAAGAGTATCCAGGCATGTTTGATGATAACGTATGGAACACGGAAGATCAGTTCCATCTTGTCATGGATAAGATTCTGGAACTGAATGAGATTGACCGGAACGGTGTTCCTTTCACGCAGACATGGGAAGGTCAGGCATTTGAATCCGATCCGGAAGGAAACCGCTTCATTACGGACGAACTTTCGCAGGCTATTCGAGAAGCATTAATCACAGGGAAGGTGACTACGAATGGAGAGAATGAAGAGACCGCAGCGCAGCAAAGAGGAAACGAAGAGACTGGCGAACGAGTTCCGGCAGAAGCATCCGGAAGAAGCAGCGAGGATCAGGGAAACGGTACAGTCGATGATCGCAGAAATGAAAGCGGACGGAAGACTGCCGAAGACGAGACCGCACCGGCCGCAGAAGTTGAACCAGGGCGTGAGGACCAGAGAGAATCAGAAGATCGCTCCGGAAGAATCGCAGGATCAGAGAGCAATGAGACTGCGGACGCCGAGAACAATGAAGTAGACGTTGACCGATATAAGGAGTTACTTCCTGCCAATAGCTACACAGAGACAGAAGAATACAAACGAGCTTCAAATGATTTCACGGACGCGCGCAAACAATCCGAGTCCTTATGGGAAGAATCTCAAGCATTAGAGGAAGAATTAAAACAGGAGTCTCAACGAAAGCCAAGAGAACAGTGGGATGAAGAAGACGAATACAATTCCCTTATTGGGAGACCTCCAATAATTCTTACTGAACGTGGGCAAGAGATTCAGGACAAGATTCAAGAGAACTTGAAGGAGCGGTTAGCTCTTGACCAGAAACTCGATGATGCAGGCGCACGAATGAAAGAACTTAAACGTGCGGCTCATCAGAACCAGCTGCAGGCATATTCTCTGCCAACAATAAGACCGGCGACACAAACAGAGTATGAAGGATTCAGCTTAGAGAAGACGGGTACATCGTTTGGTGACGAATATCTTGAGAGGGCGAAAGCTGGTAGAAAGGGTGCGTTCCTTGCAGAGATGTCTCCGAAAGAGTACATCGAGCGTTGTGCATTCGAGATATTTACGGACGCGACAATGGAATCAACTATTCATGGTGTCGTTCCGAGAAACGTTGAGAAGTACACGCACATGATGGCCGCTGGTACGAAGTTCGATGTTCCGTATCTGAACTACAGAGACCATGGACAGGAAGGACGACACAGAGCATTAGCCGCCTACAATCTGGGAATTGAAACTATTCCTGTATTGATCATCGGGGATCCTGTATCAAAGCAGAATGAAATCAGATGGGAGCAGGAAAGACTGGCAGCGGAGAATCCAGTGACAGAAGGCACACTGCCGGACAATCTTGATGACTATCTTCTGGATGATGAATTCATGGAAGAAGCCAATGTAGCAGACGTTGAGCAGGAAGAACGAGAACTTACGCCGAAGGAAAGAGCGCAGGAGACTGCACGTAAGGCGAGCGAAAAGCAGCGCGAGAGAATAAGAAGAGAGGAGTCAAACAATGAGCTGGGAAGAACTGATCGAGAACTATCTGAGGGAACTGAAACCACAGGGTTACCAGAAGATGAAGAAGGACGGAACGCTGAAAGGTCTGCTGAAAGAAACCGCACAGATAGCAATGAGACTGGAAGCGAATATAGCACCAGGGATAATCGAGGAAACCGTGAACTCGAAAGAGTATCTGTCGATAGCGGGAACGGATCCAGTGAGAGCGGACGGGCTGATCGAAATGGCGAAGATGCAGGCACACGAGATAGCGAGGGATATGATTCGCGAGTCGCTAACGCCAGAAGATTCTATATTGGAAGAGGAAGAATAGATCCTGCAACGCTGCCACCGGCGCAGCGGGCAAGAAATAATATTGATGCTATCCGTCTGTATAAGGAAATCACAGAACAGGGAAGACAGGCGACACTGGAAGAGAAAGAGATCCTTGCATCCTATTCAGGCTGGGGCGGTCTGACGCAGATGTTTGTCGGGAAGAACCAGCTGAAAGGGGAATTCAAGGAAATGCAGCAGGAGCTGAAAGAACTGCTGCCGAAGAAAGAATGGGACTCTGCCAGAAAGAGTATAACCAGCGCATACTTCACGCCGTATGAAGTGATAGAAAACATTTACAGTGTGGTTAATCAGCTTGGCATAACAAAGAGCGCGCAGATTCTCGAACCGTCCTGCGGATCCGGATTCTTCCTTGGATGTATGCCAAAGACATTAAGAGAGAATTCTGCGATTACCGGGATTGAACTGGATACAATCACAGGCGGCATGGCTCGTCTCATTTACGATGATGTAGATGTACGGGTGCAGGGATTCCAGGACTATAAGAATGGTAGTCCTTCTCTGATTATAGGTAATGTTCCGTTCGGAAATATCAAAGTATATGACGGGAAATACAAGCAGGAAAGCAAGCACAATATCCATGATTACTTCATAACCAAAGGACTGTCTATGTTGCAGGACGGCGGCATCATGGCCGTGCTTACTACCAGCGGAACAATGGATAAGGTGAGCAAAACAGCGCGGAGTCAGATGGCAGCGAAAGCTAATCTGATAGGGGCTGTGCGTTTGCCTGCCGGAACATTCGGAGCTACTAATGTAGTAACGGACCTGCTGATATTCCAGAAGAAGGGAGAGAATGTAAACGACGAGTACGGGCAAGACTTCCTCGAAACCTATGAAGACGAGAACGGTCTGACCATCAATACATACTTCCGTGATCATCCGGAAATGGTACTGGGTACAATTGAATCCACATCGAATCAGTTCGGCGGTACATCACTAACAGTAAGACCTGACGGCAGAACGATAGCAGATATACTTCCTGCCATTCCTGCTGGAATCGTTTCAGAATCCGCGCAGCGAAAAGCTGTTGAGCTGGACAAGAAAACAGAAAAGAAGATTGCGCCGACTATTCAAAAGCGTAGTGTTATCGACACGAACGAACGTCAGCCGATCGGCACGATCAACAAGGTAGACGGCGAACTTTATACTGCTGATGGTGATGGTGGTTGGGTTCCTTATGATCCTGATGTCAAAGCTGCAAAGAAGAAAGCCGACCTGAAAGAACGTGCGAAAGCTATGTTCGATCTGTTACAGGCGCGGCAGGATCTTCTCGATCTCGAACGGTCCACAGAAGATGATGACGTTGTTCAGGAAGCTATTCGTGAGTTTGAACGGAAGTATGATGGGTTTGTTGAGAAGTACGGGTACATTCATAACCGGAATAACAAGAAAGCGTATGAGTCTGACTCCGGTAACTACTCAAAACTTGCATCAATGGAAAATGGGAAACAGAACAAGAAAGGAAATATTTTCTTTGAGAGAGTAATATCTCCGAAGCAGGAGATTACCCACGTTAATTCTGCGGTTGATGCACTGACTGTTTCTTTGAACATGACCGGCGGTGTTGATCTGGAATATATGTCCCAGTTGTACGGGAAGCCTGCCGAGGAAATAGTAAAGGAACTGTCCGGTCGTATTTATACCGATCCTATTTCCGGTCAGTATGTAACGACGGACGAGCTGGCCAGCGGCAACGTCAGAGAAAAGTATGAAACGCTGACAAGAAAAGAGGACAAGTCCGAAGAAGACTTTGACGCCATGGCAAAGTTGGCAGAAGTTATGCCGAAGGACTTAACTCCGGAAGAAATCAGTGTGTCTCTTGGTTCTCCGTGGGTAGGTGAAGAATACACCAGTGAGTTTATCCATGATATTTGTGGTGGTTCGTTAGGAGCGTACTATCAGCCAGCATCCGGTACATGGTACATGACAGGATGGGCAGACTATCGAAAGAATGATAAGTACGGCGTTGGAAAAGTCAAGACGGATGATCTCATCGAAAAGATTCTTAATAAACGTGACCTTGTTATTAAGGATGCGGATGGACATATTGACAGAGAAAAGACCAATCAACTTGAAGTCCGTGCAGACGAACTGAGAAATCAATTTGAATTGTGGGTATGGAAGGATGAACAGCGCAGAGCGGATCTCCTGGACAAGTATAATCGCCTGTACAATAGCAATGTAAACAGGGAATACGATGGGTCTTATCTTGAATTGCCAGGCCATAATCCAGCAATCACGTTAAGAACTCATCAGTCCAATGCAGTCGCAAGAGGAACACAGACAAGAAATTCTCTGTTCGTACATCCGGTAGGTTCCGGTAAGACGTTCGCTATGATTGCCACAATCATGGAAATGAAACGGCTTGGAATTGCACAAAAGCCATTGCTTGTTGTTCCGAATGCCAAAGTTGCCGAATTCATGGAGGATGCGTATAAGCTGTATCCTGCCGCTGAGATTCTTGCAATTCAGGACAATGACTTTTCAAAGCAGAACCGTCAGGAAATGCTGGCAAAGATTGAAGCTGGTACATACGACATGATCATCATGCGTGCATCGAACTTTGATATGTTCCCGCTGTCCAAAGAGTATATGGAACAGTACATGGATTCAGAATTATCAAAGTATAGGATGGCATTGGCTGAGTCAAAGGGCGGCGAAGCGAACCTGTCTTCAAAGGATACGAATAATCTTGAGCGTTCTATTGCATCAGTAGAAAAAGCGCTGCAAGAATACATGGCGAAGATTACAGATAGTTCAGAGCAGATAAACATATTCCTCGATCAGTGTGGTATTGATGCATTGGTTGTCGATGAAGTGCAAAACTATAAGAACCTTTATTTCCCAACAAGGTTTGCAAGAGTCAAAGGCGTAACCAGTGGCAAGCCATCACAGAAGTGTATTCACATGCACATGGTTACACAGATGCTCAACCAAAGAAAGAATCATATCATTTTTGCTTCTGCGACTCCTGTAACAAATAGTTTGTCTGAGCTGTACAATATGCAGCGGTACTTGCAGCCGGAAGTTCTTGCAGAATATGGACTGGATTCATTCGACGCATGGGCGTCAACATTCAGCGAATTGGTGTCCGCTCCAGAACTGAATTCGACCGGAACAAAGGCGAAAATTGTAACTCGATTCTCGAAGTTCAAGAATCTACCAGAGCTTGGCAATATGATTATGAGAACTTTCGATATGGTTGCGAAAGAGGATCTGCAATTAAAGCTGCCAGAAGTCAGACGACATCACGTAACTTCACCATCCGGAAGATTATTGGACGCACTAAACGCAGCAATTGACGCACGTATGATTTACGATCCAGAGAGTGACAGTATTGCTCTGGAAGCGTTTAATGATGCGAAGTTTGCAGCGACCGATCTTCGATTTGTCCATGGCATTCTTGTGGAACATGGCTTCATACCACCGAATACACCTATTGAAGAACTGGATTTGCCGAACAGTAAAGTCAATAAGTGCGTCGCCAATGTGTTAGAGAAATACGAAGAGACTTCTGACAACGATGGTACGCAGGTTATTTTCCTGGACAAAGGTATTCCTGGAAGCGGAAAGGACAAAGGGAAAGCGAAGAAGTACGGATTCGATCTGTATAGCGACATCAAGGCAAAGCTGGTAGCCGGTGGTATTCCGGAATCAGAGATTGCATTCATCCATGATTACAATACAGATAAGAAGAAGGGCGAACTGAGCGCTGCGATGAACAGCGGAGAGATTCGCGTTTTGATCGGTTCTACAGAGAAAGCTGGCGTCGGCCTGAATATTCAGGAGAAGCTGGCAGCTGCACACCATCTTGACGCGCCGATGAGACCGGCAGATTACGAACAGCGAAATGGCCGGATCATACGTCAGGGTAACACCAATGAAGTAGTAGATATTTATAACTACTCAACACTGAATTCCTTCGATGCTCCTATGTGGCAGATGCTTGAACGTAAGCAGTCAGGCATCAACTCTGTCATGAGTGGGAAGATTACCAGTCGTGAAATAGAAGATAGTGCGGATCTGTCAGACATTTTCACAACCATGACAATTGAAGCGGCGAACAATGATCTGTTGTTTGAACTTCAGGAAGTACAGGAAACTGTTCGCAAGCTGTCCAGTAAACAGGCGTTGTTCGAGCAGGACAAGTTTGCGTATCAGGATTTAATTGCGAATGGAACCGCTGCTGAACAGAAGATACTGGCTAACATTCGAGAAGCGGAAAGTCGAAGAGATTACATCAAAGAAAACGAAAGCGCCGGATTTGTGGTGCGTGGCAAGACTTATGACTCGATGAAGGAAGCGAGTGAAGCTGCGTATCAGGCATTCAACAGCCGATCAATGAGAGAGAAGTACGATCCGTTTGTTATCGGCCAGATTAATGGCGTCAACATTGTTGCCCAGGCGCAGTCCAATCTTGAATATCGTGGATTGTTTGTGGTCAGATTGGAAGGAATTCCATGGACGAATCTCTTCTATGTAGCTTATAGAGGACAGGAAGAGAAAGCGCAGGCTACGTCTGAATTATCCTTTGGTAGAGTAGATTCCATCTTCCAGATGGCAAGGAACAGAATCGAAGAAAGCAAGGCTAATTCTTACATTGAGCAGGAACAGAGACGGCTGGAACATCTTCGTGAACGTATCTCAGAAGCGAACGAACATATCAACGACACATTTGATCAGGAAGAAGAATTACGTCAGGCCAGAATCCGCGAGAAAGAAATCAACGATGAGATGTTGAACGCGGAGACCGGTAGAGCAAAGCCGGAGATCCGGATGTACTATCCTGAAGAGTTCGCCCTGGAAACGGAAGCGCCTGCACCAGTAGAAGAGACAGCACCGGCAGAAGAGCAGACTGCACCAGCAGAGGAAGCAGTTGAAGAAGAACCGGCGATCAATCCAGAAACTGGAGAGATTATCGAGGAAGAACCGGCAACTACCGGAGAAATGCCGGAACGTCTGGAAAGCAGATCGGGCAGCAATCCACAAGCATCACCGGCAGTTAAGGCGACCGTGCGCAGAGTCCGTCAGGAAAGCCGTGAGAATCAGCCGATACAGGTAGACAAGGGAACGAACAACTTACCGAAAGAATACCTGGAAGGGGCGCTGTCATACCAGAGAGCGCGTGATGACTACGGCAAGGCGAAGGAAGCACAGCGGTCAGTGACGAAGCAGGATGTGAAGGCCACAAAGAAAACCGGCCTGCAGGGTATCATTAACGAGATCATGCACACGTTCGACATTCGATTCAGCACAGCTGGAAGAATGCGCGGCAGGACCATGGGTTACTATGACACTCCGCACCAGGTTATTCATACCAAGTTCCACAATGCACTGGGCGTAGGGATCCATGAGCTGGGACATCATCTTGACAACCTGTATAAGTTCAGTGATAACCCGGCAATCACGAACATCTTGAAGAACGCACCGGGACTCGAATCTGCGTTAGATAGAGCGGGATATAGAGACAAAGCAAAACCGTTCGAGACGGCAGCAGAATTCCTGTGGCAGTACATGACGAATCCGGATGGCGCCTATGAAATGGGATCCTATTCCGGAACCGATGAAAACTTCTATGATACATTCGAGTCGAAGCTGTCGAATGCAGACTTGCAGAGAGTCCAGCACATTCGCGCCAGAGTGTTCGCTTTCTACGGGGATGACGTATCCGCAGCGGAACGTATGCGGACAACTACACAAACACGCAAGGAAGCGCGTCAGAAGATGTACAAGGGCAGAATGAGAGAATATCTGCACGATGTACGCACGGAAGTGTTGACATCTGTTGTGGACTATACGACACCGTTCCGCGATATGATGAATGAGATCGAGGATATGACCGGCAAGCCGTTATCACAGAAGGATAGACTGGATGTATCACTGGCCATGGCAGGCAGCTGTGGAACGCAGGCAGACGCGTTAATCCGTGCAGGTGGCGCGTTCATGAATCCTGACAATACAGTGAACAAAAACTTCTCTTCCTTCGGTGATATATTCGCGTCAATGGAAAAGGAAATGTCCGCTATAGATCCTCAGTGGGTGAGAGACTTTGAATCGTATCTGAAATCGAAACACAGCATCGACTGGGAGAACAACGGGAAACAGACAGTATCCAGGGATCTGGCGCATCACATTTCCGGTAGTCCTGTAGAAGACTCAATTCGGTTCCACCATGAAGTCATTGATGAATTGGATCAGAAGTACGGCAGGATGTTTGCAGAACACGCAGACATGCTGTACAAGTGGTGGGATCAGTTCATGCAGACGTGGGCGGTAGACTCTGGACTGGTTGACGCGGATCTCTATGAACACTGTAAGGAACTGAATCCGCATTACATTCCGATGACGAGAGTAATGGATGACGGCAGAATGTCAGCGCCTGGTTATAAGGGCGACATACTGAAACGTGCTTATGGATCTTCCAGGAATACATATTCTCCGATTGAATCCATGATCGGAATGATTTCCAATATCGTTCGTGCAAGATATGAGAATGAATTCGGAAAGAACATAGCGCGTCTGTATGACAGACAGGACGAAGACATTCAGGCATTCATGGGCCTGTATGTGGACGAACTGCCATCGAAATTAGTGGCGAGTCGTGTTGACATGAGGGATCTCAAAGATAAATTGGCTGCAGAATTGATGATTCATACAGAAGAGAATCTTTCAGATGATCTCAAAGCGAGTCTTGACAAAATGGATCCGTTCAAGAAGCTGGCCAACCTTGCCGATATGGCAGGCGTAAATCTGATTGACGCTGTGATTGATGATACAGTCATGCAGTTCCGGCCAACATGGAAGGGCATCGACAAAGACGCAATACTTGTCAAGTACGGTGGCAAGACCAGAGCTTTCAAGTTTGAGGACAAGAATCTTCAGCAGGCATTGAAGGCGCTGGAACCGAGTGCGAAAGCGAAAGCCATCAAGACAGTAGGGAAAGTCACCAGAGTTTTCAGCGCACTGACCACAGCAAGCAATCCGATATTCGCAGTCAGCAATGCAATTCGAGACTTCCAGCATGGATTCGTCACAGACGGCAGCGCACTGTACGCTATACGTTGGGGCGCTGCAGTTGGTCAGAGTTTCGTCAATGAATTCCGGAAGTGGCGCGGAGCCGAACAGAATGAAGATTATCTCAGAGCGCGTGCTGCATTGGGATTCGGTTCCAAACTGTACGCCGGTCAGGGTGCGTTCGAATCCTACATGGAAAGCATTGGCGTAGGAAAACGCGGGAACAATCCAGTATCGACAGCTGGCAAAGCTGGCATTCGCGGTTTAAAGAAAGCATTCGGATTAGTAGAAGTCCTGAATGGATCTATAGAAATGGGTCCGCGTCTTGCGGCCTACAACAGAGCATACAAGAACACAGATCCAAGTTTGAGTGAAGAAGACCGGTTCCGGATCGCGGCGAAAGCAGCACGTGAAGTAACGGTAGACTTCAATCGGCGCGGAACATCGACTCGAAACCTTGCAAGTCTGGTTCCATTCTTTGGTGCTGGTATGGCCGGTATCAAGCAGGCACAGGAAATCGTAGCATCGAAGGAAGCATGGACCACGAAGAAAGGCCGCAAGAGACTTCTCAGAGCGTTAATAAGTCAGGCTATCCCTGCACTGATTCTTGCCATTATGTACGGTGGGGATGATGACGATAGTGAAGAATACCAGGCATTGAATGACTATACACGCAATGCGTACTGGTGCTTCAAGGTAGGGGATACATGGATCCGGATTCCGAAAGACAGAGAACTCTCTGCACTGTTCGGAACATCATTCCAGGACATGGCGCTTGCATATCTCAGTGATGAATTCAGAGATCCGGAAACCGCAACGGATTATCTGGGCTATCTGATTCAACAGTTCATGCCGCCGCATGAGCTGATTGGTACGGCGCTGATTGACGCATGGGCAAACAGAACATGGTATGGCGGCACTCTGGTTAGTGAAGCTGCAAAGGGAAATCAGTTCTGTCCAGACTATTACCAGAACGTCACAGACGACGACACCAGTAGAATTGCCAATGGCATTGCACATGCAATATCGAAGCTGCCGGATGATACACAGGAATTCCTGGGCGTACTTGCGACGCCAAAGGGAATTGATTACGTCATGGATCAGATGGGCGGCGGCCTTGCCGATGTAGTTCTGCCATTGTTTACCCCGGCCAAAGGTGCTGCAGGTGTAGCGGCAATGCTGGCAGGCCGGTTCACTGTCAACGAGGACAAGACCAATAAATATATCAATGACGCATACGAGATTAAGGAAAAGCTGGATGGCGAAGTAGAATTCCGTGGGGAAGATGTGGATCCTAACGTAGCAGCCTGGGCAGATGTGTTCAATGCTACAATGGCCACCACCAGAAAAGAGAACTCTGACTTCAAGACCATCGGAGATTACTACAAGGAAATCCGTGAACTGTCAGTAGATGAATCACTGTCCTACAAGGAACGGCAGAAGCAAATCAATGAGAAGTACGGAAAGATCGCAGACATAGCGACCGAACTTGTCAAGGCATACGAAGCTGGTGGATCTCCGAAACAGTCCACGTTCGCGGAAGTTCAGGTTCCAGAAGATGCGAAGCAGGCAGGATTTACCGAAAAGGATTACATTCAGTCCGTAGAAAGTGTACAGGCTACGCTTAACTCTATGCCGAGGAAGACGAACCTTGCTAAACAGCTGGCAATTGCATCATCTAATCTCACAGAAAAGCAGAAGGAATACATGTCACAGAAGCTGCTTGAGAAGTCTTACAGCGAGTATGGAGCAGACATGCAGGAACTTCTGGATAAGGGATTGTCCATCAACACATTAGCTGACTTTGACAGCAAGATTAAGGATAAAGGGTACGGCAACGAGACCAGAGCGAAGTCATTAGTTATCCTGAATGGAGACTACACGGACAACGAAAAGGATGTGCTGTTGAGAATGGTCAACAGCAATACCAGCTCAAAGAACTATGATCGGTACATCAATGCATATCGTCAGGCAGCCAATGCAGGTGTGACTCCGGAACAGTGGATGGAAGTAAAGAATGGCATCCAGTCCAGGTACGGAAAGCATCCGAAGAAAGCACAGGTGGTACAGGCCGTCCGTGATATGGGATACACTGGCGACATGCAGACCATCATGTGCAGAATGTATAGAACAAATTGGTTCTAACCTTTTGCCATCCGTCCTACAATTAAACAATCTACAATATGGATGACTCCTTTCACATCTCAGTCGTTCGTAACAACACGGAAGCTCCCGGCAGGAAATCATCTTGTCGGGAGCTTCTGTTTTTTGGTGCAAAGGTATCAAAGGGTGTTGCAGCGGGTGTTGCAGTTTGAGGGTCAAAACAGGTCAATACGGGTCAACACAAAAATGCCGACAAGCGTTGAAATATCAATACTTTTATTGAAATTTCAACACGCACAAAAACCCCTGAAATTATAACGTACACTTTTGCTATAAAACGTTGAAATTCCAATAACTACAGGGTGGGTGTTGCAGCGGGTGTTGCAGCACTTTTTTTATTCCGGCCATCTTCAATCAGTTGCCGGGCATTCTCGAACGACTGCTCAGAGCGGTGCGTGTATATCTTGGATGTAGTCGCGATGTCGCTATGTCCCATCAGATCCTTGGCTACATTGATAGGTACTCCGTACTCCTGCAGGTGGGTGCAGTAGGTGTGTCGGAAATAATGCGGTCGAAGATCTTCTGCTACTCGATATGGTGGAAGCGCTTTCCCTGTTTCGTCTGCCTTGCATCCCATCAGGATGTTGAGATCGTTCTTAAAAGAAAGCCAGTCCATGCGGCGCCGATGAACTACTACGAATTGATGATCGCCCTGGTGGTAGACATGATCGAACGGATCCGATTTCAGTTGCTTTAGATCTTCAAGCAGCACGGCAGGGATCGGAACGTCTCGAATACCGGCTTTTGTTTTCGGGTCCTTAAGCTGGTTTGTATAGGCATTAAGTGAATGTCGTATGTGCAGGACACTGTTCTTAATATCTACGTCACACCAACGGAGCGCAGACGCTTCTCCAATTCGTAGGCCGCAGTACAGCATTAGCTTGACCATGATCCCGAACGGATGACTGTCCGCAAGTTGGAGGATCATGGATTCTTCATACGGCGTCAATGCCCTGGACTCCTGCTTAGTTCCTTCCGGAATCTTCAATCGCTTGCAGGGGTTAACAAGAATAAGTTGGTTGGCTTCTGCTTCCGAGAACATCTCTTTCAGCAGCATGGCAGAAATCTCCATGGTACTTTTTGACTTTCTTTTATTATGCATCCTATTTAGAATCTGCTGACAGTGAACCGGCTTCACATGTTTCAGGCGCATGGATCCAATGACCGGCAGTATATGATTCTTCAAGTGGCCTTTGTATAGATATAAAGCTGCGGCAGAAATGGAAGGCTCCTTATAAGTGGCAAGCCATTCTTCGGCCCAGTCCTGCACGAACATTTCACGGTCGATGGTCTTAACCAGTCCTTCCAGTTCCTGCTTCTTCTTATACATTTTGATGATCAGTTCTTCTTCTGTGTCTGCGCGGACACAGTATCTCTTATCATTGAACGTGAAATATTTTTGAAATTTATACTTCTTTGCCATTACTTCTACTCCTATTCATGATAAGATACCTTTGCATCATCTAATTTCCGAAGGACCGTCTCAACATACCGCATGGATGTCAGGGACGGTCCTTTGTTTTTTTGTGAACTCGATACTCAATTTCCTGCACGCTTTCCTCGCAGCGGAAGTCATCAGCAAGAATGTGTTCCATTGCATGATCATAGCTTTCACGCTGCGTCTCCGCACTGTGCCGGGCGTTTAAGAAGATCGTGTACGAGTCGTCCTCGTTAATTGTTACGGCTTCCTTAACGGACACAGGAAGATCCAGTAGTTGAACGTTGATTGTCATTATTCGATTCCTGCAAAATCTTTCTTCCATCTTTCTTCAAGCATGGCATTGTTGTGTTTTGCGTCATAACGAACACGAACCACAGAGCCAACTAAAGATTCTGGATCGTCTATATCTGGAATGATAATCTGATTATTAATCTGTTCTTGTGTGTCATCTAAAGTAATAACAACACGGTAAAGATTCTCGATTTGGTCTGTCAGATCATTCTTTCGAGAATATGAATAACTGACAATCTTTGCATCGCCGGTTTGTTTATATCTTTCAACTTGATATTTGAATTTTCCAGTTCTCCATTTGCCGATAAGAATAGCAATCAAAGCTAATAATAATCCTGTTATTAATCCGCTTATCATTCCTGTCTCTCCTTTCTCTTCAATGCCACCAGCATGTCGTGTGCCATTTTCAAATCTTCCGGTGGTGAATCCTTTGCTGCACTGAATAGTAAACGCAGATCTTTGTTATGCTTGAGAAGTTCTGCATACTCAGCCGTCTCATCGTCAACATAGTGTGCCGGTTGATCTTCACCAGTCAAAAGATACTCGATTGATACATTGAAATACTGTGCAATCTTTTGAAGTTTTTCCTGTTTAGGTTTACTTTTCCCTTTCTTCCAGTCTGAAAATGTCGCTGGATGTACGCCTGTCGCTCTCGATACATCAGCATTCTTTACTCCCTTCTCTTTTAGAAGTTTTAAGTAAATGTCATACCCATCACTGTTACTCATAGCTTGCTCCTTCAAAAATTAGGAAATCACAAATCAGGTATTGACATTTTGTGATATTACAATTATTATAAATATAGAGTTGTGAAATCACAAAAACGACCCGCATTAATTATGAAATCCTACATATTGGTGACACATAAAGTATATAGGATTTCTCAAATAATGTAAACGTAAATTTGTGAATTCATAAATAGAAATGAAAGGGGTGAATGTATGTACGAAAGGTTTGTATCTCTGTTAGAGCGCGACGGAGTGACTGCTTATAAGGTTGCCATAGATACAGGGATGCCTGCATCGACTTTCTCTGATTGGAAGAAAGGCAAGAGCGCTCCGAAGATTGAGAAGCTGTACAAAATCGCAAAATACTTCAACGTCCCGCTGGAGTATTTCGTTGATGAAGAAACGGAAGGAGAAACACATGCACAACAAAACATTAACACTGGCGACCATCGGTGATGGCGCTGTGCAGGAAAGAGTAGACAGAGCGCTGGAAGATTAAAGCTATCCAGAACATTGGAGAGTATCTTGAAAAGAAACTGGGAACCAAGCATGTAGACATCCCGGTAATTTCATAGGAGATGAACATGATCAAAGTAAAAAGCAGGCTGGTGAGGAGTAAGGTTGAAAAGGGCCACTACGATATGAAAACTAGCGTCAAGATTTTCGCCGGTGGAACGGAAATGATATTCCACGAAGTCGCAGCAATCTTTGACGCGTTGCGCACGAAGTATGACGCGGATAAGGTAGATGCATTTATCCGCAGCGTATTGCTGGAAGAGGATGGGAAGGATGACAAGGACAGAAATTGCAAAGGCAATTGCAAGTCAGGTGGGGAAGGATGTTGTACTTCTGAATCTGACAGAGATTGCGAAGGTGGCGAGAAGTAACCGGACATATGCAGCTGATCTGATGCGCGGCTGCAAGATGATCAAACGGGGAAGAAGTAAGTATTTTCTGATTACTGATGTGGCCGAACGACTGGCCGAAGAAGGGGAAGTGTACCTATGAACAGTAATAATGTTGACATTCAGACTTTGAGGAAGTACAGAGCGCGTGGAGCGTTCCTGTATCCGGATGAAAAGATTCGGCTGTGTCAGGACGACACAAGACGCTTGAAGGAAGTAAGGAAGTGGTTGTATCGGATAGCATGGGCAGCCATCGTACTTGCTGTGATCCTGCTGGTTAAGGTGGGCGGCGAGATTGTCAGAGGGTATCCGGCAATTGGTTCGGAGATTCTGGTGCCGGTAGCGGCAATGTTCGCGTTCTGGATTCACCAGGAAGGAAAGGCAGAGAGGGAAGGAGAGCAGAGGGATGACCATTGATTGTCTGAGCAAGGCTCTCAAGGAAGCAGACCGCATCAGTGATTATCTGGTTGAGTGCGCCGGTCAGAACGGAGACGCACACTATCAGGGTGAGCTGTTTATCCTGTCCGGCAAGCGGACGATAGGACACTACAAGGACGGGACGCCGTACATAATCGCCATGGCCTATGACGAGGACGGCATAGACATTGGCGAAGACTATGAAAGGACGCAGGATGTCAACCGTTTAGTGATTGAAATTCCAGTGGTCACGCTACACATGGACTATGAAACGGAAGTAGTGACGGCCCTGTATCTGGATGGCTGGGCGACATGGGACACTGAGAAAGGACAGTTTATTTATGAGTGGGACGGCTGAAAACAAGGTTGTGCTGCAGGAGATTAGCACAAAAAACATGACGCATGAGGAATGGTTAGAAGCAAGGCAGGCCGGTATCGGCGGTTCCGATGCCGGAGCAATCTGCGGATTGAATCCATACAGATCATCCATTGATGTCTGGATGGACAAGATGGGGAAGGCTCCGGAGAAACCGGACAACGAAGCTATGCGTGTAGGCCGAGACCTGGAACAGTATGTCGCGGATCGGTTTACGGAACGGACCGGCCTGAAGGTGAGACGCGATAATCACATTATCATCAATCCAGAATACAGCTTTATGCTGGCGAATGTAGACCGGCGCATTGTCGGGGAGAACGCGCTGCTTGAGTGCAAGACAGTGAGTCCATACAATGCGTATCTCTGGAAGGATGGGAGCTGTCCAGCGTCATACGAAGTACAGTGCCACCATTACATGGCGGTCACTGGTGCAGCGAAGGTTTACCTGGCGGCATTGATCATGGGCATGGATTTTGTGGTTGTGGAGATCCCACGGGATGAAGAAGTAATCCGATACCTGCGGAACATCGAGCAGGACTTCTGGACAAATTTCATTGAAACCGGAGAAATGCCGGCACCGGACGGATCGGAAGCAGCAGCGAAAGCGATTCGCGAATTGTTCCCTGAGTCGGCAGAAAAGACTGTGGACCTGTCTTTCATGCAGCCAACTATTGAGCGAATTGATCAGATCACGCAGCTGGAAGATGAATTGAAGCGTGAGAAGGACGGACTCAAGCAGCAGATACAGCTGCACATGGAAGATGCGGACACAGCTTTTATAGGGGAGAGGAAGATTACCTGGAAGACGAGCAAGCCGCGAGTGACAGTGGACAGCAAGCGACTGAAGGAAGAAATGCCCGTCATCTATAAGGCGTTTAGCAAAGAGGGAAAACCGACACGAACCTTCCGGATCTGGTAGAAAATGCAACTTACCGGCAACTTAGAAAACCATTGAGAACACTTAGTTAGCAAGTAGTAAACAAGTAGTTAAGCAAGTTAAATGCAAGTTAAAAGCAAGTTAAGCGGAGGTGTAAACATGGCAGTTAAGCAGGCACTTGCCAATAAGGCGAATGGAAAGAAGCAGGTAGCAAACAGCCCGCAGAAGAATCTGCGGCAGATGATTCAGGCAATGCAGCCGCAGATCGAGAAGGCTCTCCCTTCTGTCATCACGCCGGAGAGATTCACAAGAATGGTTCTTACAGCGGTCAGCACTACACCGCAGCTGGCCAACTGCACACAGGAGTCATTCATGGGTGCGATGATGTCAGCGGCACAGCTGGGACTGGAACCGAATACACCACTCGGACAGGCATACATCATTCCTTATCGGAACCATGGAACAATGCAGGCACAGTTTCAGATTGGCTACAAAGGCATGATTGATCTGGCTCACCGGTCCGGAGAGTTCAAAAGCATCGACGCCAGAGTGGTATTCGAGAACGATGTATTTGAATACGAGTACGGTTTGGAACCGCGACTCATTCACAAACCGGCAACGTCAAACAGGGGCAAGGCAATCTATTACTACGCTGTATATACCCTTGTGAATGGTGGCTTCGGGTTCGAGGTTATGTCTGTCGAAGATGTCAAGGAACACCGGAGAAAGTTTAGCAAGGCGCGCACATCTCCATGGGATACCAACTTCGACGAAATGGCAAAGAAAACAGTACTCAAGAGAGTGCTGAAATATGCACCGATCAAGACGGAGTTCGCCAAGCAGGTGAACACTGACAGCACCATCAAGACGAATATCTCAGAGTCCATGGTTGACGAACAGGATCAGACAGACTGGGATAACATGGAAGAAGCAGAGGTTGAAGTGATCGACGATGAAGAACCAGCTGCCCAGGAACCGGCACAGGAACAGACGGAACAGCAGCAGGCATTCATTCCGATTCCGGAAGATGATCTTCCGTTTTCCACTGAACCAGAACAGGAGTAAGTCATGAACCAGAGTTTCCTTTTTTACGCCAGCTTTTACAAAGCGATTAACAGAATAAAAGATCCGGCGGTTAAGCTGGCTGCGTATGAAGCAATAACAGCATACGCAATCGAAGGAACTTTGCCGGATGATGACGCACCGGATGTTGTATGGATGGTATTCGAAATGGCGCGGCCAAACATTGATGCCAATATTAAGAATAAAACCAACGGTTCTAAAGGTGGGAGAGGAAGTAAAACAGAAAATAAACCACCGGTTTTAAATAAAAAAACCACCGGTTTAGAAAACGAAAAACCACCGGTTTCTAATTCTGAAAACCACCGGTTAGAAAATTCCGCAAGCAATAAGGAATTGGAATTGGATAAGGAATTGGAATTGGATAAGGAATTGGAATTGGATAAGGAAGAAGATAAAGAGATCTCTTCTGACGAAGAGATCTTGTCGTCGAAAACGCCGACTCGCACGCGCATTAATTACAAAAGCATCGTGAAGGCGTTCAATGATTCCTGTCCATCACTGCCACAGGTGCAGAAGTTGACAGACGGAAGACGGGAAGCAATCAAGGCCCGTTATCAGGAGCATGGATTCAATACGATCTGTGATGTATTCCGGAAAGCGGAAGAGTCAGACTTCCTGACCGGACGCAATGGCCGTTGGAATGGCTGCAGCTTCGACTGGATTATGAAGCCGTCGAACTTCGTCAAGATTCTGGAAGGAAACTACGTGAACAAAGTACCAGTTGCAGGCGGGCCGCTGAACGGTCCGCCGGATACAACGAATCCATTCTTGCAGATGCTTAACGAGTGGGAAGGAGAGGACGAACCATGACAAAGAAGGATGCCGCCAAGATTCTGGCGGTGCTGAAGGTGGCGTATCCGATGGGATACAGGGATATGTCTGTCGAGGATCGGAAAGCCACGGTCAATCTGTGGGCTGAGATGTTCCAGGACGAAAGCTATGCGGAAGTATCTGCAGCTGTGAAGCAGTTCATAGCTACTGACGACAGAGGGTTCGCGCCGAATATCGGACAGATCAAACGAATTCTGCACAGCAGGCAATCACCGGACAACGAGATGACGCCGATGGAAGCTGCGGCAATTCTTATGCAGGCTATCAGCAACAGCGGATACCATGCGAAAGAGGAATTTGAAAAGCTTCCGCCTGTGCTTCAGAGAGTAGTGAGACATCCGCAGATGCTGTTCGAGTGGTCGCAGATTGACAGTGAGACGCTGCACTCTGTCATCATGTCCAACGTGCAGAGGTCATTCACTGTGGTGCAGAAGCAGGAAGAAGAACAGGCTATGCTTCCGGAGAATCTCAAAACGAAAGCGCTTGTGTTGGATGTCACAGAGAAGTTGAGGTTGAAAGCATGATTCGGTTTGTTGTTCCGGGGGATCCAGTAGGAAAACAGAGACCACAATTCGCAAGAGGTATAGCTTATACGCCAAAGAAAACAAAACAGTATGAGGAATATGTGCGATTAATCTGGAATGAAAATGATTTTGAATCTTTCGGAAATAAACCGGTGATCATGATTGTTGATGCGTATTTCAATATTCCGAAATCGACAACTAAAAGAGACAGACTGCTAATGATTGCAGGGCTGATTCTTCATACCAAAAAAGCCGATGCAGATAATTGTGCCAAAACAATTATGGATGCGATTAATGGTCTGGCCTATAAAGATGATGCTCAAGTCACGTATTTAGTATCTCGTAAACACTATTCAGAAAAACCAAGAGTCATAGTACAGCTTGAAGAATTGGAGTTTGATTATGAGAAAGAAAGCGAGTTTTCGGATGAGAGTATGTGAACACTGCGGCAACGAGTATCTTCCTGTAGGTGCAAACCAGAAGTATTGCAATGAGTGCAGACCAATTGTAGATGCTCAGAGGAAGAGTAAGCATTACAGAAAACATCATCCAAAAGTTTTCGTCCCAAAAAATAAAACAGAGGTTTGCTGTGTATGTAGAAAACCTTTTGCGTGTAGCTTTGATGAGAAACCGTATTGCAATAAACACTATCTTCGGATGCGTAATAATGGCACTACGGAATTAATCCAGAGGGAAAGCAGGAATAGTTTTGAAATTGACGGCGATGTATTAAGAATCCATACAACGAACGGAGATGTTATTCTGGCAGACGCAGAGGATTATGACAAGTTGAAAGATCATAGCTGGACTGTTTCAAATAATGGTTATGCAGTATCCAGAATAAATAAAAAACTTGTGAGGATGCATAGACTTCTGCTCGGTGCAGAGAATACAAAAGACGTGATCGATCATCGAAACTTTGACAAGCTGGACAATAGGAAAAGCAATATTAGAATTTGTTCCCAAAAGGATAATGCCAGGCATGTGCGTGTCAAGAATAATTCCACCGGACATAAAGGAATAAGGCTTACGCAGCATGGAAAGTATGCTGCAAGAATCATGGTTGATCGAAAAGAAATATGGCTTGGTTCATATTCGAATATCGAAGATGCAATTGCAGCAAGGAATAAAGCAGAGCTGCAATACTTTGGAGAGTTTGCAGCAATTGATGAAGGGAGATGATGAAGAGTGAACGTAGTCGTTATATCCGGAAGACTGGGCAGAGATCCGGAGATCCGGTACACACAATCACAAATGGCAGTCTGCACTTTCACACTGGCGGTAAGTCGTCAGCTGTCGAAGGAGCAGCGGGAGCAGGGCAAGCCGGATGCAGACTGGATCCGCGTTACGGTATTCGGCAAGCAGGGAGAGAACTGTGAAAAGTATCTGAGCAAGGGATCCATGGTGATGGTATCCGGAAGGATACAGACCGGCAGTTATAAAGACAAAGATGGCCGGATAGTATACACCACGGATGTTATTGCAAATCGTGTAGAGTTTGGCAGCCACAAGAGTGACGGTCAGCAGAACCAGGGCGGCAATGGCGGCAGCAAGAATTACAGCACCAGTCCAATGCCGGACGACTATCCGGAAGAAATTCAGCAGGGTTTTGAAATGATTGACGAGGACGACGTGCCGTTTTAGGGGTGTAACTATAAGGGGTGTTGGGTGTACGGATAAAGTTACAGAATTGTAATCATAACGGCAAGGAAGGAGTGAACCTACATGGCTACATGCAGAGGATGTGGCGCAGAGATTCTTTTTATCAAGTCTGGGCGCGGTATGCATCCGGTGGACGCAGAAGAGATCCGGTTTGACTACAAGCTGGGCGGGCCGGACAGGATCGTAACCGGCAACGGCGAAGTGTTGACCGGAGTTATTTCAGAGCAGGGAAAGGAACGCGGCTTCCGGTCACACTTTGCTACGTGTCCGAAGGCTGACACTTTCAGGAAGAAGAGGAAGAGGTAGACGATATGAAACTGATTGACTTATATCCTTACATGACCAACGGGCAGAAACTTCTGGTTATTCTCCCGATTGACGCAGGGACAGAGGAAACTTTCAAAGTCGAGATTATGAGAGACCAGCGGTTTGGAAGCTGGAGAACAGAGTACGGTGACTGGTTGGAAAAACTGGATTTAGAGATAGACAATATCTTTGCTGGGGATTCTGGGAATCTTATGCTGACCTGCAAACCTAAAAAGCTAATGCCGAATCCAGGAATGGAAACAGCAAATCAACAGTTTGGTATTACAATTTGTTCTGGCTGTGCCTACGAAAATGGTGGAAATATCAGATGCGAAGAATGTTCGAGAATGTATTTTGACCGATATAAAAAAAAGAATTGAAGAGCAGCAAGAAAACGAGATGAAAGGCAGAACCGATGGATGACACGATCTACAGACAGGCGGCGATTGAAGTAGCTGACGCTATATGGACGGCAACAGGCGATAAGAATGTTGCTAAGGTTTGGCAACAGCTAAAAGATTTGCCATCCGCACAGCCGATAGATGTGCAAGAAGCGTATTACAAAGGCAAGATTGACGGGATTAAAGAATGTATGGCAAGGATGAAAAAAGTGAACGAGGAGTTTGCGAATGAATGACACGATCTACAGACGGGCGGCGATTGAAACAGCTGATGTAATATGGACGGCAGCAAGAGAATTGGTTTTGGAACGGTTAAAAGACTTGCCATCTACTGACGCTGTTGAGGTTGTGCGGTGCAAGGACTGTACTCATAGCGATTGGTATACAAGTATCGATGGCAAACACAAATGTTATTGCATGGCGCATAGTGGCTGTGGATTTGGCGAAATGGATTTTTGTTCCTACGGAGAAAGGAAGGCCGATGGATGATTTAATCAGCAGACATATCATAAAAGAACAAATGTTTAAATATGGATTTACTGCACCAGACATGACTGTAACAGAATTTGTTGAGGACTGCTTACCATCCGCACAGACAGAACAGAGGGGATTAAGCGGTTGGCTATGCCCTGTATGTGGAAGAGGATTATCGCCGTTTACAAGTGTTTGTCCTTGCAATAACGGAAAAGGATGGGAAATAACATGTTAGATGATTCAATCAGCAGACAGATGGAGAGCAATCCGCTGGAGAAATGCTATACATGTAAGCACGTATATCAGAGGGTATCCGATGCTGACACTTTGTATTGCAGATGCAGAAAGGGATGCAGGTATGAAGAATTTAAGCCGAAAATCAGACACCATAAACAGACAGGCGGCGATTGATGCGATATTGCACAATCAAGAGGTTTATTCAAACAACTTTGGCAATGACCCTATAGATAAATACACGATTGCAATTATTGACAATGATGCCCAGACGATAGCACAGTTGCCATCCGCACAGCCGGAGCGGAAGAAGGGAAAGTGGATAAAGGAAGATAGCATATATGAAACAGTAACTTGTTCTGTTTGTCATGGTGTTAGAAGGGATAACAGGATAAAACATATAAACTTCTGTAACTGTTGCGGTGCAGATATGCGAGGTGAGCAGGAATGAAAACATTGGAGTACGTTATTGATCATTATGAAGAATTTGAGGAAGACACTTTTCTTGATAGAAGATGGACAAAAAGATTTTTGGACTTTCTGCCATCTGAGGAATGGGAGAAATATGGTTTCAAGATTAAAGAAGGAGTAACTCACACACCTATTGAATGGACAGAGGAGAACATACTGAAACAACTTAAAAGAGATGTGGAGTTTGGGAAAGAAAAAGCAGAAGGTGAGCGGGGAATCTCGTCAGAACTAATGGCAATGGTTGTCAATGCTTGGTGTAAGGTTTTGGAGAACGGTCTTAATCTTGATGGGGATGACGGATGGTATCACCACAGGCAGTTCGATGTAGTAGCTAAACATTACGGATGGCAGATAGGTGAGCAGGATGAGTGATAAACAATACTGGATATTCACGTTCGGCTGGGGACAGCAGCACCAGGGGAAGTACGTGAAGATCTATGCGGAGACAGACGGAGAAGCACGGGGCAAGATGTTCGACAAGTACGGAGAGAAGTGGGCGCAGCAATACTCTGAAGACCAGTGGAAAGGAATGCTGAACGATCCGAATAGGATGTATCCGATGGAGACAGAGCTGGAAACAATTCCGTAAAGGAGATGACGGCAATGGACAGAGTAGACAGGCTTGCTTATATCATCACGCGTGAGCTGCAGGACAGGGCGCAGCTTGAGAAGATGTCCCGAACAGAGTATGTCCAGGTGCTTATCAAAGTCAGGGACTTTTGCAGGCAGGAACTAACAACGAAGCAAACGAAGCAGAAGAGGTAGAACAGAATGGGCGGCAAGTACAAACCAAAGAAGAAGAAGCGGGCGCCGGTGATAGTGACGGCAAGGGAATTCGAGAAGGCGAAGCAGGAGATCACAACCAATGTATTGGCAACAGTTCTTTCGATTCCTGTGGTCGTGCTGCATGATGACTTTAAGTTCGGCAAAGGTCGGCTAAACAAATTCATTGACCGGTTCGCCGCACACTATCACTGCATCGGGGAGACTTGCAGCCTGGATGATCTCAAGGGACTGGCTGAGGACCTACTCGGCGCAGAGATTATACAGAGGATCAGGGAAGATGAGCAGTCGCAATCGGCTTGTAACTTACAAGGGACAAACCAGGACTTTATCGGAGTGGTCAAGGATTCTGGGGATTAAGCGGACCACGCTTAGATACAGACTCGAAGTAATGTCAGTAGAGGACGCCTTTGAAACGCCGGCGCCGGAATCGAAGTCGGACCTGCTTGCAGACTGCTGCTATCCGGATTGCTTCCACTGTCCCTATGAGGACTGCATTGATGACAGTCTGCATCCGGGCGAATTGAAGGAGAATGCGCGGCGCTCCGGTCTGTCAAAGCTGCTGCTGTCAGAGTCCAGGATGGAGCAGGAACAACTGAAGAAGAGGGAACAACAATGAAACTCTATGTGATGGTTACACAGGACGAGTTGCAGCTGCCGGAGATTGTGACGGCCAGTGTACAGGATATGGTCAGGCAGTCAGGCATAAGCGACTCGACGATCTTCCGGCACATCCGTGCATGGAAGGCCGGAAAGAAGCAGTATCCTCTTTTTGTGGAACTGCAGGTTGATGAGGATCCCTATTGGTCCTTAGTGGAGTGAGTGAACAATGAATATCTTAGACATTAAACCAGTGACTTGCCCGCTGTGCGGCGGGGAAATGCCGTGCAAATTTGTCACGATGCATGAGCATAGTGGCGGGGTGAAAGAATTCAAGATGATGTACAGATGTCAGAACGACAAGCGCCATGTACTGTGGGGCGATTGTGGAATTAATGAAGTGAAGGAAAGGTTGAAGGATGATTACAATGGAACCAATTAAGCTGAAGATCAGATTAGACAAGGGAGCATTCACGCCAATCAGAGAACATGAAGAGGATGCAGGACTTGACCTGCGGGCAATGAAGGGCGGCAGGATTACGCCGCACGGATCCATGGTATTCCATACCGGCGTACATGTTGAGTTGCCACCAAGCACTTGCGGAATGCTGATGTCTAAATCCGGACTCAATACACGAAGCGGAATTACAAGCACAGGATTGATCGACGAAGGATTTAGTGGCGAGATCCTCGTCAAGCTGTACAACCACAGCGCAGAGTCCTATATGGTCATGGCCGGAGACAAGATCACACAGCTGGTTGTGGTCCCAATTCTGAGACCGGAGTATGAAATTGTGGACAGCATCAAAGCAGGATCCAGGGGTGACAACGGCTACGGATCCACGGGGAGATAACCCATGGAGTACATGTATGAGGGAAAGCAAAGGAACCTGAAAGAGATTGCGGAACTGGTAGGGATCAACTTCTCGACGCTGAAAGACAGACTGTACAAGGGAATGTCTTTTGAGAAGGCGATCAGCACGCCGCCTATGCGGGCCAGCACTGTGAAAAGCTGCAAAGCTACGTCAGGAGACGAGTGCTTTACTTGCAGCTATCCGGATTGTATACGAAAAGCAACGAACCTGTTGGACGACGAAAGGAAAGGAATGAAGTATGGGAAAATATTACATGCCATTGATTGACCAAATGCAGAAGCATTGCCAGGAATCCTTGGCGGCTAAGCACAGAGAGTATGCCAGTGAAGAATCGGACTACCACAATTTTGTTGTAGCTGCGGAGCTTCAGAACTGTACGCCAGAGAGGGCATTGATTGGCATGATGGACAAACATGTTGTGTCTGTACATGACCTGGTAACAATGCTGGACGCAGGCCAGAAGCTGCCTGCTGAGTACTGGAAAGAGAAGATCGGGGACAACATTAACTACCTGCTTATCCTGTGGGCTATGGTCAATGAGTTAGGGGACTGTGATGGGAAAGCTGAAGATTAGCTGCTGTAAGGACTGCAAGGACAGAGTTGTTGAGCCGAATTGTCACATGACTTGCGAGAAATATTTGCAGGCGAAAGCAGCAGCGGACCAAGAGACCGCGGCAAAGATTAAAGCGGCGCTGCCGATAGCTTACACACGCGAGTCGATAAGGAGAATACGATATGGATCAGCAGCGCGACAACGAAAAATGCGATAGCATAGACACACCAGATACCGGTGCAGACGCGTTGATGTACGCTCTGAATAGAATTGGTGGCGACTTGATAGCGGAAGTTCTGACAAGTATGGACGGCGACACAATCAAACAGCAGCGCTTCCTGCAGTGCATGATATGCGACCGGAAACAATCGTGCGCATTGTCAGACAAACCGGAACCAAAGGACAACAAGCAGACGGGATTATGTTCCCGCCTGCTGCTGCCGGGTGAAACGCGATCTTTCGGAGAGACCAGAGGAAGGAAGAAGGGCAGCCACCTGGATAAACCTGCGAAGAAACCGAAGAAGAAGAAGGAGCAGAAGTATGAAGATCCCATTAAGCAATGGCTACGTTCTACGGAGTGACCCGATGAATTTCTGGATTACAAAGTTAATGCAGAATGAGAATGGCAAGGGCAAGGAGTATGAGCGCGTAGTCTCCGGATACTTCCGGACAATTCCGGAGCTGTTAGCAGACTTTTCAGAGCGCCGTATAGGTGAGTCGGAAGCAGAGTCAATAAAAGAGTTGGCAAAGGATATCAACAAGCTAAAAAGACTCGTCAAGAGCTGGAAAGGTATGCTTACGCTGGACTATGCAAGACAGCTGGACAAGGGAAGGAGTGATGCAGATGACGGAGAATAGCAGCAAGGGGCAGGTTACAGAGTTAAGGGTAGCAGCCCAAGCGAATGTGAATGCTGTGGCTGCGGCGATTGCTGGCAGTCTGGAAGATGGTGCCGCTGCTGTATGCCTGCATTGTATCGGGCCGCGTGCAGTTAATCAGGCCGTGAAAGCTGCAGCTGTCGCACAGTCTATGATGCGCATGGATGGACACGAGAGTGCGGTGGTCAGTATGCATCCACGCTTTGAGCGCAAAGAACTGCAGGGACAGGACGTGACCGGCATGGCGCTGGAAGTCTCCTGGACAGGAGGACTATAAGATCATGGACAAGATAAGATACAAACCGATCGGAACGCGGGTGATCATCCGACCGGACGGACAGAGAACGCAGACAGACTCAGGCCTGCTGGTATACCAAGAAGACAAGGACGTTACACAGTGGGGATATGTCGTTGCCATTGGCAGTGACGTCCGTGCTGTATCGGTTGGTGATAGAATCATGTATGAAAAGTATGCCGGCGATCTCTTGCCATGGGATGATACCACCGACTATTTGATCATGGATGAAGCGGATATATTAGCGGTCCAGCTCCATCTTTAGCCACCTCCAAGTTACTCATATAGAGAGAAGGCAGTCACTCAATTTAGCTTGAGCGGCTGCCTTCTTTCTGCCTTTAGATTTCCTCATGGATGATTTCTATCTTGATCTTGTCCGGGTTCCGGCGCCGGTCTGTGAACTCTGCCGCCGGATCCAGGAACCAATCGCGGCCCAGCTTGACGGCTTCCATTCTGCCGCGCAATATCCTTCTGCGAACTGCCTGCGGGTTCAGGTTGTGCAGGCTTGCATATTCTTTCAGGGTAATCAGGTTGCTCATGTTCATTTTATTGCTCCTTCCATGACTGCTTTAAGGTCCTGTATCAGCTCTTTATTCAAGTGTGTGCGGCCCAAAATGCTGGACAGATAATTGATGTACGGCGCCGGAGTTGCGACGCCGTAAATGCGATGGAATGTTTCTCTGCCGTGATAGCTCCAGCAGATTTCCGGGAAGTCTTTTCCTTCCCGCAGGACTACTGTGAATGTACTGTTTCCAATTGTCATGGTCTTAGCTCCTTTCTTTTGGGACAGTGGTTGTGTCAAGGCTGAATGTCAGGTTGATCAGCTTGTCTCTGTACTTCCAGTGATCACGCTTGCTGTTGAGTGTGTCTCTTATTTCAGCAGGGACTATGCTCAGACCGTAATCAATCAGCTTTTCTTCTGCTTCTTTCAGTGCTTCCTTGCTCTGGTTAAGTTCTTCATTCATGGCGATGACTTCCGGCAGGTTGCAGTATTCTTCAATGCGCTTGTCGGATTCTTCATCGTCGTCCATCATCCACAGGAACTTTGGTGTTGTACCGTCCGGATTCTGGATACCATGATTGCGGATCCATTCGCTTTCGTGCTTGCTGAATCTATCCTCGATAGATTCTTTCCTGGCTTTCGCTAATGCGTATGCTTTCTGTTCTCTGTTCATTGCTGTCTCCTTTCGTTTCGCCCTGTCTCATCAGTACCGGGAGGGCTGCTCCGGCAGACGGGGAAGGATCCCCGTTTCGACTAATCCATCTGGCAGTAATCCATGGTTTCGTACCCCATCGCTGCCAATGCTCTTACCATTGCTTCGGCGTTCCGGCTACGTGCATTGCCTTGACTTCTGGTGTTTGGTCTAAAGACCATCCATCCATCATGCCAATCGAAGCAGCTGCTTCCGGCTTCCTCTGCTGCCTGCTCAACCTTCTTCCGGATCCAGCGAGGAAGATGGATCATTGCGGCGTCAAAGTTGCAGGTCCCGCCGTCTTCCGGATCGGCTTCTTCTGCGGCCCGTCCTGCCTGCAATGCTTTGATCAGGTCATCCCGCAGCTTTGCATATCTGCCGGTCAGCTTGTTGGCTTTTGCCTGGTACTTCCGGACCGTGGACTCATAAACCTGTGCGGCTTCTGCTTCTGTCTCTGTGATCGTCGATTCGATCTCTTTACCGTTGGTTGTCATCATCATTACTTCATACGTGCGGCCGATCTGTGCGGCGTCGATAATGATGTTCTTGTGTTCGAAATGGTATCTGTTGTTAATCATGATCTTCTCCTTTCGTGGGCCGGTTGCCCGGCCCGTCTCTGTGTTCGGTTGGTGTGTGTTGGTGTTAGAGTCTTTCGGCTACTGCTTTGTAGTGATCTATTAACTTCTGCGTCTTCGGAAGTTCGCTGCTGTTCTCTCCCCAGTTCCAGCAGATCCATTTGTAATGTTCTTCTTCAGCTCGTACCCTTTCTTCGAAGATCTTCTTGACTCCGTCCGTCGGGATCGTGTCAATGATTTCGATGGTCGCGTGCAGCTTGTTGTGTTCGTGCGCTGCTGCGTTCTTCTCTCTATTGTTAGTGAATGCTACCAGCGGCCAGAAGGAACAGCGATATTTTGCGGAAGATGGTTCGCCGTTCCGCTTTATCTTGTACAGACTGTAATCAGAACCGCACCATCCCGGATCTCCTGGGGAATGGTCAACGTAGTAGGTTCCGTTGTCGTTCTTGAAGTATGCTCCGCTTACTCTAACGATCATGCCTGTTCTGATTTCTTTACCGTTTCTGTCTAACATTGTTTTTCTCCTTTCGGTCATATCAACTTGTGTTGTACTGTCTGTAGTACATTTCCTGTGATTATATTATCATGTACTGTTACCAGTGTCAATACCCTTTTTTAAATCTTTTTTATTTACTGTCAACAGTGTATGTGGTATTATGACAGGAGCAGGAAAGGAGCTGATAAGAATGGCATTGACTGAATCCCGCAAGAGGGCGAACGACAAATGGAACAAGGATAATATCAAGCAGGTGACCTTGAAGTTTATGAAGGGATCCGACGCGGATATTATCGAGCAGCTGGAGAAGCAGCCAAGCAAGCTGACATATATCCGGCAGCTTGTCCGCGCAGACATCGCACGGCAGGCGCAGGAAGATCCGGAAGAATAGTAGTCTGCTGACCGTCACATTTTATTTCTCATGGTATGCTGACAGAGTAGGGACCACTTCTTCAGAGCATCGTTATTACTTCCCAATCAAGCAGAAAGCCCACCAGCAAAATAACTGGTGGGCTTTTTGTTTCTGTCTATGCATTCATCCAATAGGATATATCATCCCATGTGCAGCCTTCATGCGGCAGGCTGTCTATGTTTACTTCCATCTCTTCGACTTCTCCATTGTCCTGAGACCGGATAAAATCTAATGCTTTCGCTTCTGTGCTATAGTAGGTTCTGGATGGTCTGTCAGCTCCCTGATATGTAGTGCTTGCTTCGTATATCTTCATGTGTTCTACCTCCCGTTTAGAATCTCCAGACATATCCGTACTGCGGATAGCCTTCTGCATACCAGTCAGCAAGCTGACCGGCCCGCAGTTCGAAGGTGCTGCCTGTCGATGGCAGTCCTTCTGCTTCACACTCATCCATGATCTGATCGAGTGCTTCCTGAAACTGGATCGTCAGATCGTCCAGTTCTTTTTTACTCCAGCTGATTGTCTCAGCGTCAAAGGATCCGCTGGAGTATTCTTCCTGATCCGCGACCATCAATTCAAGATCGCGCTTGCCGTCCCAGATCCGCAGGCCCTCTTCAATGGCTGCGTCAACAGCTTCGCTGAGTGTTTCAGCGTTCGGCAGTTCGGTTTCAAAGTAGCTGCCGTTTCTTTCTTCGATGATGATGTACATTTTCTACCTCCTGATTTATTCTACCATGCTGATCCGTAAATGTCTGCCTTCAAATATCAGACAGGATCTCTTCTGCACGTTCCCAGTCTTCACACTCTGCGATGCAGTTGTTAAGGATCTCTTCTGCCTGCTCCTGCCACATCCAGTCTTCCATATCTTCCTGCCAGTCGTCGTCCCAGTATTCGTGGTTGCAGCTGTAAATGGTTCCGATGTGGTCATCATTCCACCAGCTGTTCCCGCCGACGTTCGTGTACTCTTCTGTGCTTCCGTCTGGGTACAGGTACAAGTCTACCTGATACCGCGGATCACTCTTTTCAAGAGCGATGATCGCTTTTATGATTTCGTCGTAATGTTCTCTGATAAGTTCGCTACTCTTCATTGTCTTTCTCCTTTCACTCTCGTGGGCTTGTGACCACCATTGGCCGCATTACCAGCGGTTTCCCGCTGTCACTCTGCGTGAGTGTAGTACTTGCTGTAGATATGGCTCCTGTAATCTACAGCGCCGGTCTGCCATATGTCTGTGGCATAGGCTCCGATCTCTATGTAACCGTCGCCCGTCTTTGCCAGTCCCTCAATCCAGATGTCCAGTTCCTGGCTGTCGTCGTGGTAGGCATTCCAGATCCGGATGTTTCTCCGGATCGTCGCTGTGGCTGTGATGACTTTTGCACAGTAGTCAATGCCTTTCTTTAGCCTTTCGTTTACCGCATATTCCAGCATGTCTTTCGCGGTCATTGCGTCATCCTTCTCTTCCTCGATGATGCGCTTAGCCTGTTCTACTTCATAGATCGTCAGGTCCTTCTTGTAATTCCTATCAAACTTAACCTTCATGATGTTCTCCTTTCTACGGGCTTGTGACCGTCCACCGAATTGTGGGCCGCATTACAGAGGGCCGAAGCCCTCATCACTCTGCGTTACTGGATCCCTATTCCTTTGTGGTTGATGATTTCTGTGAGACCGTATTCCTGAGCCAGCTCTCTGGCATATTTCTCTGCCGCTTCCTGACTTCCCATGTCGCCGCCAACCGGTTCCCAGTTCAGATCTGTTGCTCTCAGCCGGAGAACGAACCAGCCTCTGATTAATCTACCGTTGATGATCAACAAGTCGTGCTCTGTTCTGATTTCTCTGTATCTCTTCATTGCTCCGTCTCCCTTCCTACTGCATCCGTGCTTCTTCATCTTCGTTCAGGATGATGATCAGGTTTGCCGCTGCTGTTGCTGCGTCCTTTACTTCGTCCGGCAGGTCCGCGTCCTCGATCCGCCACAGCATGTCTGCATCATGTGCATCGTTCCAGATGATCACTTCATCTGCATCCGCCAGCAGATCGCTGGTTTCGATTCCCATCTGCCGCCGCAGCATGTGATCAAAGTCATCATGACCGGCTGCGTATGCTGCAATGAATACTGTTGGCCAGCACGGCGCCAGTTCTCTGTGCAGCTTCTCTCTGTCTTCGTCGTCCATCAGGTTGATGATCTGATCTTCCAGTCTGAGTACTTCGTCAACTGCTTCCCATGCCTGTCTGATTTCTTCTCTTGTCATGTCTTTCCGTCCTTTCTGTTCTCTGTTGTATTGTACTGTCATCAGTACTTCTTGCAGCTTCACCTTAGCATACACTGGTAACAGTGTCAATACCTTTTTCAAAATTTTTTCAAATTCTTTTTTCCAGATCCCTGCGCCGGTCCCTCTGTCCGCTCTGCTGCCGTGATCTCTGGTACGCTGATGATGTACAGAAAGGAGTGAGGTCTATGGCAAGGAAGACCAACAAACGCGGCGCTGGACTCCCCGCCAAGCAGCAGCAGGAAGGCAGAGCTAAGCGATCTTACAGCAGCTGGCAGGTTACGCAGGCTACGGCACTATACTCTTTATATGGTAACTACAAGCAGGTGTCAGAGGAGCTGGACATCCCAGAGGGTACGATCCGCGAGTGGGTTCAGGGTACGTCTTTGGTAACTCCTGTGGATGTGAGGGTGGAGGACTTCTCCCTCAGGTTCGAGGAAGCACGTAAAAGGTTGATCGACTCAATGAGTTTTGTGGCCACCGAAGCGCTGCAGCAGGTCCACCGGAAACTCCCTGATACCAGTGCAGCACAGGCCGCCACCATCTACGGGATCTTATATGATAAGCTGCAAATTGCTCTGGGTAATTTCCAGCAGGTGACCAACAACAACATCCTGATAGATATGAGCGGGATGAGCGAGGGCGACAAGACGCAGCTGCTGCAGAGAGCGCTGGCTCGTCAGACTGCGGGACCGGCAGTTAATGGATCAGCCGGCGAAAGCCTTCCTGATAAGTCGGAGTAATGTACTGCCAGCCTAACTATTCCGACAATCAACATTCTCGGCATAGTTACGTTGCGGTACAATCCAGTGATTGCAATGGGTTCAGCCAGCAGGGGAAAGATAGGATAGGGAAGATGGGAAACATAGAGGAATGATGGATGGGTAACAGGTGGTGGGTCCATGGGTATACCCCCCTCCCCCCCCCCCCCCCCCCCCCCCCCCCCCCCCCCCCCCCCCGCCCCTCCCCTCTTGTTCCTTGGATTTTCTTTTTCTCTATATCTCCGACCAACTTTC